ATGGAGCCGATGGGTTTCAACAATGATGATCGCGTATGGGGACTCGTTGCCCAAGGTCGGCTGACCAAGCCGCGCGGCAATAATCCGCTCACCGATTCGTTCTCGCTGAGCGTCCTGCTGTACATGGCGCACAACACGTACGACTGGCCCCCGGATGGCAAGCTCAAGCGCCTGCGCGTCCCATGCCGCCTCTACACGCGAGGCTGGCGAAGCATTAGCGAAGCGATGGCCCTGACCGCGATAGATGCGGACAAGCTCGCGAACGCCACCGAGGAAGAGGCCGAAGCCATGATGGAAACCCGCGAAAACAATGCAAAGGGGCGCATCAGCAAGGCATGGGCTTTCCTGCGCGAACAGGGGTTGATTAAGAAGATTGACCCGCAGCGGCCCGGCATGAACGCCGCGTTCCTGCTCCTATTGGGCGATGACGAGGAAAACCGCGCGTGCGAGGCATGGGCACGCGAATGCCTGCAAGGCAAACGATAGGAAACCCCACGCCGGAAACGAGAAAAAGCCCCCTCCCCCAAGCCATAAGAGACTTGGAAAAGGGGGCTTGGATTACCTGTTGATTACATCGGCGTGCTTCGGCTGGCCGACGTTACCCACATTAACCAAGGCGTCGAGCCACGCATTGGTCACGCCAACGGCCTTGAACGCGCTGTAGGCGATCTGGATGCCGCCAACCACGGCAAGGATGCACGTGACCCAATCACCGGGGTTGGCGGGAACGCCGCCCACGAAACCGGTCACCACACCGGCCACGATGCTCACGATGAGCGCAGTCCAGCGAGCGGCCACACCGCTCATGGTGTTCGTCTTGATAAGCTGCACGAGCCACGGGATCACCAGCACGCTGATGACCGTCGCCACGGCCTGGATAACCGTCATAATGCTTCCTCCTTGTACTCGGTGTTGGCAAGGCCCGTGTCCGGAATGGACGGATCGGCCTTGCTGATTTCATTGGTTTTGTCGGGCGTGATGCCCATGTTCCTGTGCCCTTCGAGCATTGCGCCTGTTGCGACCGCCATAATTCAGTCCTCCTTCAAGGCGTTAAGGAAAATGGTGCGCTGCGCCGCCGTACGGAACGCCGTGGTCGGAATCTCGCCGAGGCCCATGTTCTTGTAATCCACCTTCACCTCTTCGACCTGCGCGTCGGTCAACGCCTTCACACGGCCCGTGGAGGGGAAGAAGATCCATGAATCGTTGGCGTCCTGCGCCCGGAGGATACGAGGCACAACGTTCGCCAACCTCTTGAGTGTTTCGTAGGGATTGCCGAACGGCTGCTTGTTGTTGTCGCCCGCATTCCTACCCCATACGGCGTAGAAGATGTTGCTTAAATCCTGGTTGCTTACTGCCATGTCAGTTCCTTCCAATATTTGGTTTGCTCTGTCGATGATCTGCTGGTACGGCAGGCCGTTCACGGCCAGATCGGGGCAAGCGGCGTGCGTGGTGCCCGGTATCTCGCGATGCAAATAGACGTTGCCGTTGAGTCCGTCGTGGTAAAGCTTGCCAAGGCCGTAACGGCGGGAAATGTCGGCGCACAATTGCGCACTGGTTTCGATGGTCTCGGCCGTCATGGGAATGCCGGCCATGCCACCCTGATGTTCGATGGTGATGCCCGAGCAATCGCTGATCCAGTTGGCGTCGGCCCATGAACCGTTATCCTCATCGACCCATTGCAATACCTGCGTGCCGCCCACGCCGTAATGCGATGCGGCACCGAAACTGGCCTGTTGGAAGCAGCTATCGGTGCCCCACAGCCAGCCGACCATGATGTGCAGGGTGATGTGATCGACCTTCCAACCCCTGCGCCCGTCGTAATGATTTGGCGACCCTCGCCACAGGGCCATTGCCGAACCCGTCATTGAAACTCCTTTCAGTCAGCGGGTACGAAAAAGCCCCGGCCCCACACGAGTGGGATCGGGGCAAAAACAAAAAGCGGACGGGAAGGGCGGGCTAATCGTCGTCATCCTCGTCCCCATCCGGGCCGGGGGCGACATGGGCCTTCTTCACATCCTCGTAAAGACTTGAAATGATGCCGTTCTCCCCCAAAGCCTCATAGGCGCAGAACATGTCATGGAACAGCCGCTTCGTCTCGACGGGCATATAGCCGCGTTCCGCCACCCACTGGTGGTGCATCTCCACCAACTGGGCGCGCAACTGCATCTGCATACCCCTGCGCAACGCAGCGTGCTCCTCGTCACGCCGCCGCTCCTCCTCCAAGCCGCGACGCCGATATTCCTGCATTTGCTTCCACAGAAGTCCGGCGACCACGGCCAGCACGCCGGTCACGGCCCATTCGGCCAAATCGAAAATGAAACCCTCCAAGGGCATCACCTGCTTTCTTTCTCGGTAATGTGAAACCCCCACGCGCAAACCGCATGGAACGGCCGTGCGACGCGGGGGATTTTGAAAGGTGAAAAAGGGAATGAAACTCAACGACTTCTGGACTGAACGCTTCCAACCGTCATGCGCCGGATTGCGCGAATGCACGCAAGCCGGATATGAGAGCGCGTGGCAATGCCACATCGAACCCTCACTCGGGGAAATGGACATGGACGCGATAACCGTCGAATAAGTGGAGACATGGCTTGCCTCGATCCCAACCAAGGGCGCGGCGCGCAAAGCATGGAGCGTGCTACGCCCGATGCTGCGCAAAGCACACAGGTGGGGACTGTGTCAGCGGGACATCACCGGCATGGTTCACGCGCCCAAGCAGCCACGCCATGAGCCGCCAATCCTCACCAATGAACAGATACGCACCCTATTGCAGGGCTTCTGGGGGCACGAACTTGAAGCCTGGCTCATCTGCGCTCTCACCCTCGGACTGCGCAGGGAGGAAGGCATGGGCCTCGAATGGGAAGACATAGACCTCAGAAGCGGCAAAGTCAGAATCAGACGCGCACTCCAATGGGTCAACGGCCACGAATCTCTCGTGCCGCCGAAAACCGAGTTGAGCCGACGAACGCTCATACTCCCCCGCTTCGCCGTCCAACGCCTCCGACAAATCAAAGGCAAAGGACGCCTCATAGGCGCGCTCACGCCGGAAATGGCCGCACGCCGCTACGAATCATGGTGCAAACGCCATGACCTGCCCTACGTGCCGCCTATGAACCTCAGAACATCGTGGGCAACCAGTTCGCTCGCCGCAGGAGTTGACGTGGCCGTGGTCTCACGCATGATGGGCCACAGCAGCATCACCACCACAGCCCGCTACTATCTGAGGCCTGAGCTGGACGTGCTACGCCAAGCGCAGAGGCAATGGGAGAAAACCATCATCCGATAGGAGTCGGCATTACCAATCCCTCAAGTTCGATTCCGGCGAGTACAACCTTGGCACCGTGCAGCCGAACGCAGGTGTTGAAAGGACGATAAACTTCTCAACCAGCTTCTCGCGTCCGCCGATTGTGTGCGCCGGTAATGAGCAGGGACAGTTCGTCACGAACGTTGACCGCATCACCGCGTCCAGCTTCCACGTCATCAGCCTCAACCGTGCCAGTGACCAGTCCCGCGTCGGCACCGTCCACTGGTACGCGATGGGTGTCTAGCATTACCAATCCCTGCTCACGGATTCAGGTTTGTATGACGCTGGAAACATCTCTACCGGGCAGTCGCGTGGAGGTGTCATATCCTTCTCGCAGAACTTCAGCCGCACGCCGGCCGTGAGTGCTGGCAGCAGTCAGGCCGGTGTGATTTTCAACATCACCGACCTGAGTTCGCAAAGCTTCAGCTACGCGCTCTACTCGGTGTCAGCGAACGCTCACGTCTCCATCCACTGGTCAGCGGTCGGCGTCTAGCATTACCAATCCCTGAAAACCGATTCAGGCAGTTACAGCATCGGATCGATCAGCGGTCAAGGCTCCTACGTGTCCGGCAGTGTGCGATTCAGTACCCGTTTTACCGAGCGTCCTGCGGTGACTGCCGGCTGTAGTCAGGCCGAGGTTCTGATCAACGTCGTGGGCGTCACCACGAGCGGATTCTCATTCACCGGTTACGTGGCCGGCAACAAATCCACAAGCGGCGTAAGCCTCGGATGGACTGCCGTTGGAATCTAACAGCATTACCAATCCCCATGGCCGGTTGGTTCGATTTACCTCAGCATGAGCAGTAGCAATCCGTCATCGAACTTCGGTGGAACGTGGCAGCGCATCGCCGAGGGAAGGGTGCTGGTCGGTGCCGGTGGAAGCATTTCGGCCAACGAGACCGGCGGCAACAGCACTCACACGTTGACTACCAACGAGATGCCCCGCCACCAGCACGCCATCACCCTGTTGCAATCCGGGTCAAACTCCGGAAGCCTTACCTCGGTGAGCGCCGGCAACGGCCAGGGCAGCAGCCGCGCCGTGAACACCGACTGGCAGGGCGGCGGTGCCGCGTTCAGCCTGATGCAGCCCTATCTGGGCTGCTACATCTGGCAGCGCATCGCCTAACCGGTTAGAAGTTCGTCGCTCCTTTTGTGCCGTTGACGTGTACACCATTGCTGTCGATGATGATGTTGTATTTGCCGAAAACAATGGCGGTGTAGCTCGGCCCAAGATCGACGTGCGAGTTATCGCCGTACATGATCTGGGCGCTGGAAGAGCGTAGGAAAACCTGCGCTGAACCGCCGCCAATCGTCAAAACCTGGGAGTCAAAGGATTGGTAATGCCCATCAGCCGAAGAACTGGGTTTTGCCGTTGTAGTTCAGGCCAATGCCGCTGCTGTTGATGATGATGCTGTTGCGGCCGAAGCTCATGGCAACCGAATCACTGGCTGCGGTGAGCTTCGCGCTGCTGCCGTAGGTTACGTCAACATAGGAGCCTTGGATCGCGACCTTGCTTGCGCCATAGCTGATGGTGACGGAACCGGTGTTCGACTGTTTCACGTAATCATCCAACTGGGATTGGTAATCTCGCGTGCTAACATAATTGTTCTGCACCCACGATTCAGTGGCGTAACCGGAAAGGCTCGGAGTCTCACCGTCGCGCCCGTCCTTGCCTGCTGGCCCCTGAGCGCCGGTCAAACCGCGTTCGCCCTGAGGCCCCTGAGGCCCGCGCTCACCCGGGTCACCTTTTTCACCCGGATCACCCTTAGGCCCCGGTTCGCCCTTGGTGGGCAGTTTGAACGCGATATTGCCGGTGCTGGCATCATATTCCGCACTCACCTCGGAACCGGCCACAGTGGCCGAGGTCACCGACTTGACTCCCGTTTCACCCTTCGGCCCGACCGGCCCTTGAACACCCTGCGGAACACCGATAACGGCATGACCATTCTCCAGTGTGATTGTGGCCTGACTGCCGGGGGTCAGCGTGGTCGCCTCAACGCTCGTAATGCCCGCAGGGCCGGCGGGGCCTTGCGTGCCGACCGTCAGATCACCAATCTTGTCGCCCACACCCAACGCCGAAGAGGAAACCGTCTTCACGGTGTAGGTGCCGCCATCCGAGCCGATCAGCACGTCACCGACCTTGTACTCGAAGCCGCCCGGATTGCTGACCGAACTCAACGCCACATTGCTGTTCGCCGAAATGGGCACGCCAACAAGGAACGTGTTCGTACCCGCAGGCCCCTTGAACGCACCCACGTTATGCCAAGCCGCAGCCGCGCCACTGGACGCGTAGTAGATGTACAGATCGTTGCCGATCAGATACGCGTCACCGACGGTGTTGCCGGACGACGGCAGATTCGACTCCGCCGCGACGCTGCCGAGGATCTTCAAACCCTGGCCCACGGGGCCCACAGGCCCCTGGGGGCCGACGGCCCCCTGAGGCCCGGCCGGCCCGGCTGGCCCGGTAGGGCCTTCGGGCAGTCCGAAGTCCATGGTGTTCATGCCATTGACCTTGTGATTCTTCACATAGGCCGGCTGGTCATTCGGCACGGTGGTGACCACACCAATCTCCACACCGAAGTTCGACACCGTATCGAACGCATTGTTGGCGGCGGTCTCCGCACGCTTAGCTGCCTCCTCGGCCGCGTTGACCTTCTCCTCGAACCAGTTGCCGCCAGTATCCGAATCAACCGCCGCCAAACGCAGCACGCTGCGCTCCACGATGCCCGTGATGAGACGCGACGCGATGACCGTCGAACCATCGATGATGTCGATGCCCATATCAATCGGCCCGCTCTTGGTGACGGCCGCACGCGGCACGGGAACATCCCACGTGGCCGTATTCTCACCCTCCACGCGCGTCATATCACGGAAATCACCCGGATTGTTCTCATTGCTCGGTTCGCTGTTGAACTTCAACCGCGCCTTCAGATTCGAGTCCAACACGGGCAAGCCGGCGTCGGTGACGCGCACGCGGATGACGCGACCCGCGAAATCATCCTGATTCAAACGCACCGGCTCCTGCCAGTCGTTCGCACGGTCGATGGTGATGAGAATCCTTCGATTGGCGTCCAATGCCATGATTCACTCCTTTTGTTTGATTTTGGGTATGAGAAAGCCCCGCAGGCGCAGGGCCTTACGGGGCTTGGAAACTTGACGAACGGTTTTTATTGAACGACCACGGGCAGCGTCACCTTCACGTCCGGGTAATCCCGTAGCGCGATGGTCACGGCGAAACTGCCGTAGTTGTACGGCTGCACTTCCAGCGTGCTTTCGTCCCGCTGGGTGACGTACAGGTAATCCTCCGACGATGAAGTGGCCGTCCACTCCAACCCGGAGGGAGTGGTCTCAACCGTCACGGTGGCCGTGTAGGTACCTTGATCCGGGTGGATGGTCACGCTTTCCGGTGTCACCTTGATGCCCATGGCGGCGTTGATGGTGACGTTCACGAGCCGATCCACTCCGCTCGCCGTGTTCCTTGCCGTGACCACGCCCGTGCCGGCAGAAAGATAGTTGACCGTGTACGTAGTTCCGGCCTTGTGTTCGACCGACAGCACGCGGGAATTGTTGCCCATCACGGTCAGTGACTTGTCGGTGGCGTTCTCCGGCAGCACGGTGAACGTGACCTCTCCGCTCTCCCCCGCCGTGCCCTCAAGCGATGTCGGCTGCGCGGTGATTGACGTGACCGGCACGCTGGCCGTGCTCACCGTCACCGCCACGCTGGCCGTGATCGCGGGCGTGGCCTTGCTTGCCACGGTGATCGTCGCATTACCAGCCTTCACGGGAGTGACCGTGACCGTGGTTCCACTGATGGTCGCGGTCGCCACGCCCGTATCACTGCTTGTGGCGGTCAGCGTTTTATCGGTGGCGTCATCCGGTTGAATGGCGACGGTGAATGATTGCGGCGAACCCATGGTCACGGTCAATGAGCTGACGCTGGCGGTGATGCCGGTGACAGGTTTCGTCTCCGGCGTCTCCCCGCCGCTATTCCCTTGTCCTCCGTAATAGGTTTGGATCAGCATGTCACGCTCCCCTCAACACGGTTACGCGCACGCGCAAATCCTTCTCAGGAGTGGTAGAGCACGTGCAGCGAATGCTGCCCTCCGGCACTGCGGATTGCATCGAATGGTCGGTGAACACCGGCTTGCATTTGTCCCACACCGCCAGCTCGGTCAACGGATCATAGGGGCTGACGAGATTCGCCACACCCAAACCGTCCACCGTGACCGTGCACACGTTATCCGTGAACGACGCCACGGGGAAGGTGACGTTTTTGACCGTGCCGACCTGAGCGACCGTGGCCTGCGCCTGCGAGGCCAGGGCGTTCGCCGCCTCGGCCGTCTGGTTTGCGGCCAACGCGACCTTGCTGACATCGCCCACGTTCTCAATCGCGGTCTGCGATGAAGCGTGCGCCGTATCCGCGATGCTTCGCGTAGCATCCCAATTCGGCTTGCCACGCCACAACGCGTCAGTTGCCTTCTTCAACGTGGACTGGTATTCGCCCATCGTTTCGATGACAGTGCCCACCGTGACCGTGCGCGTCGCCCCATCAGACAACAAGTCCTCTTCAAGACCGGTTATCTCGCCCTCCAACCGCAATGCGGGAGAGAACGTGGTATCGATGATCTGCACGATGTCTCCCACGTCCACGCGCTCGTACGAGGGGATCGTGCCGTCATCCAAACGGATCGCGGCCACATCCACCTCGTACTGCACCTGCGGCGTGAAATACTTCTTGGCATCTTCCTGAGCCTGATCCATCAACGCGGCCACCGTGTCGATGTCGGAATGCACGATCACCCCGTACGATTGTTGGATAGCGCCCTTCGCATCGACCATGCCCCACTGGTTCAACACGTCATCCGACGCTTGCAGGTAGGGTTTGCCATCGTTCACGGGGCTGATGCTGATGAGGCGTTCCACCTCCTCGTCATCCGGGTCGGGCGTGCTGACCGTCTCCGACTTGCCGTACACGTACAAACGCGTGTACACGGGCTGCTCCTCGAACGTGCGCCGCACGCTCTTAAGATCGCGCCCGTATTCGAACCGTTTGCCCGTATGCTCGCCGGACTGTGGTTTCAGGAAGTCCACATACCGGTGGCCTATCCCATCCAACGTGCTCTCCACCTCATACCGGGTGGTGAACCGCAGACCGTACAAATCGGCTATCGACTGCAAAGCGTCCCAACCGTTCACGGCCTCAAGTTTCACGTCACGCGCATCAACCGACTCGTCAATGTTGCCGACGCTCCACCGGGTGCCGTCGAGCACGTATTCCAATGCTCGACGCGGCCCGATCTTCACCTCCTCGAAATATTCGATGATCGGCCGCGAAGCCTGAATCTCCTGCAAGCTGTTCACCGCGTGAACATCCAAGACGGGCATGCCGTCCTCGCGGATCGTCTCCGGGGATGTCACCCAATACTCGTGCCAGTTGCCGCGACCGTCAACGAAGATCAGGTAATCGCCTTTCAATACGCCGTCATCGCACCGCAGGTCAAGCGTGTCCGACCACGAGTCGTCCTGGATGCTGCGCTTCAACGTCGCCTCGAACACGTTTTGGGCGTCACCCTTGGGTTTGCCCCAACGGTCGTAGACCACAAACCTCATGCTCATAGCAGCCACCTTGGCGTGTAAGTCCACAGGCTCACGCCCGCGGAATCCTGCACCGTGTTCGAACCGGGTATGAGCATGGGATAATCCGAATCCACGCTCGGAAACACGGGCTGAGTGCCGTAGGTCGCGTAATGCTGGTCGCAATCCACGGTCAGCGTCCACGACCCGTTGAAATCGGCGTTGAACACCAACTGGGCCTGATTCGCACTGCCCTCGTTGACCGTCAGGTAATACCGTTTCGTACCCGCCGGCGGCACACAGGTGACCGTCGGCCCGGTGGGCCGGTTGCCCTCGACCAGCACCGTATGCACTGCGGTACTGGTCTCGAACGAGCGCGGCGTACCGTACACGTATGGCCGGCAGCTGACCGTGACCACGCCCAACGAGCGCACGAACACGCCCTGCTTCCACTCGTCAGTCCAATTGATCGACGTGATACGGCCGATGAACACTCCCGGCCAGTTGCGCCATTGGACTTCAACCGTGGAACCGTTCAACAAGGCGAATCTCGTCTTCGACTCCACGGCCTCCGCCTCGTCGCCCCACATGCCCACGTTGATCGTCAGCGTGCGCCTTTGCGTCGGGATCGCATTGTTCATCCCGTCAACGAGCGAACCGTCAACGAGACCGGGCACGCCGGGCAGTTCGGTGAACGACGTGCCCATGGACAATTCGCCCACCTGCACGCCGTCCACGCCCAGCCACAAACCCCAATGGGATAGTGGCAGCCCGTTGATGCGCAGACCGTCATCGCCCCAATCACCGGGTTCGCGTTTGAACAAGCCCTCGCCGGGCGGATAATCGGCCATTTACTTGCCTCGCTTTCCCTCGATTCGCATGTTCTTCGAGATGATCGGCGTCAACCGGTAGCCCAAACGGCGTTCGTCAACGTCCAGCTTCCAACCGGAAACCTTCGACAATGCGCTCAACGCCGCCTGTTCCATCGACTCCATGCTTACACCCGATGACGGTGCGGCAACGGTCACGTTGAACCGGTTGCCCTGACGGCGGATCGCGTTCGTGACCGAACGCCCTATCGCCGCCGTGTTCACGGCCTGCTTCAGGAACTGCGACTCATTGGACGCGGGCAGCACACCATACCGGTTGATCACGTCGAGAGCGTTGCGACCATACGCCTTGTCGATCTTGTCAACCGACGCGGCGCGAATCACATACTCGTTGGTCGAAAGGTTCGTGGGCACCGAATCCGAAGTCCACGTGCCAGGCCCCTTGATGCGCCCGCCCTTCGCCCTGTTGGTGGAAACGCCGGGAGCATAGTTGCCTCTCGTCACATGGCTTTCGATGAACTCGTGGAACGTGGTGACCCTGATGGAAACCGACTTCGACTTGACTGCCTGAATCGCTTCCTTCAGCGCAACCACCTCGGCCGACCCGGAAGTGCTCGCCAGAATCTTCGACTGCCAGTCCTTGGGAATGTTCCTTACGGCACGGTCAGCCTCTTCGGCGCTGATCTTCGTGTTGCCGTCCGAATCGATCTTCGTGAACCATTCGGGCGGGATGGCATTCACGGACAATTCCGCCTCGTTGGCGAACGGCGTGGTGTTGCCGGTCGCCTGAAGGAACGTGATCCAATCCAACGGCACATGATACACCGCGTTCTTGGACTCGTTGGCGATGCTGACGGTGTTGCCGTCGGCGTTCAGATGGGTGCTCCATCCTTCGGGAACGTTCTCGATGGCGGTCTTAGCGGTATCGGCCTTCTCGGTCACATTGTCAATGCAGTCGAGAATCCACTGAATCTGCTTGTCAGTCAGGTTCAGGTCAGACAATGCGTCGCGCACTCTTTGGGCGCGTTCCTCGGCGGTGCCGTTCGCGTTCAACAGCCATTCGAGATCCTTGGGCTGCATACCCAAGGCCTTGAGGTTGTTGGCAACGTTCTCGGTCTTCCACTCCGCATCACCGTCGGCGTTCAGCATGAGCGTGATAGCCCTCGCGTCCGCGCCGTTGCTGATCCTGTCCACAACGCCCTGCAACTGGGTCAGATCGCTGATAGCACCGGATGACACGGCCTTCATCACGATCCTGTGCTCTTGGTCGCCCTTCTTCCCATCGGGGAACAGGTCGCGGGTCAAACCAAGATACTGCTGCATGTCGGCCTTGGCCTGGGCGACGTTCGCCTTGAACGTCGTCTCGATTTCCTTAGGCGTCATCAGATACTGGTCGGCCAAACGCTTCGCGGCATCCGCATTGCCGGTCATCTGGGTCGCAGTACGAACGAACTGGTCTCGCAGCTCGCCCTGCTTGCTGATGACCTCGGCCTGCGGTTTGCCGGCGTCTATCATCGCGTCCATGTACGAGTTCGCGCCGGACGCCAACTGGTTCAACGAGTTCGCGGCCATACGCCCCGCCTCGGTGAAATAGTCGAAGTCCTGCGTCTGCGAGTTCCACACGGACTGGCCCTGCGCCATCAGGGCCTGCACCTGGCTTATGGTTTCGCCCATGCCCTGATAGGTGGTGGCGTACTGGCTTGCGGCCTGCGACGCCCGAATGCTGGCGTCGGCCTCCTGGGCCTGAGCCTGCGACACCATTTGCATGGCTTGGGCGTGATTCTGCTCCAACTGGGTTTTTGACTGGATCTTCGCGGCGATCTGTTCGAGGCTGGCACCCTCTTTTTCGAGGGTGTTGACGCGCTTCTCGCTGTACCCGTTCGCCACGGCGGTGGTGCGCAGGTTCTCCAACGCGGACTCGCGCTGCTGTTTGAGCGCTTCGACCAGTTTGACACGCGCACTGGTATCATCCTTGGTGCCGATGATGCCGTTGAGCGCCTGACCGGTCAGCTCGTTCATGGCCTCTTCGGTGGGTTGCAGCTGGTTCAACAGCTTCTCGTAAGAGTCGCGACCGCCGGCTACCGCCTTGCTCATCTGATCGATGGATACGCCCGTAACCTTGGATGCGTCGCTCACGCTGTCGAAACCGGTCATCATGTCGCTCAACCAGTTCCAACCGGTCTCGCCCACGTCCGGGTCGCTCAGGTTCTGTTTGATGGCGGAACCCAAGACACCCAACCCGTTCGCGGTCTGCTGCGCGGTTGACGAGATGCTGGCTATCGCGTTACTGACGTTCGCGGAGGCCTCGGCGGTGGCGTTGGCCTTCGACTGGTAGTCGTTCATCGCCGTGCCAATTGCGGTCAACCCTGCGGTGACGGCCAAGCCTGCCGGCCCGCCGAACATGCCAAGGATGGCACTGCCGGCCGTCTTAGCCCAGCCGCCGACCGTTTTCACTGCGTTTCCGAGCTTGCCCATCGGAGCGCTCAACACGGTTGTCTTCGCCGCCGTTTCGGCAACGTTCCTGGACAATCCTGCCATCGCCTCACCGGAGGCCTTGGCCTGCGCGTTGAGACTAGTGAACATGCCCATGTTCGAAGACAAGGCGCTCGTCACGCCACTGCCATTCACGGCACGCATGGCCTGCGCCAGCTCACGGAAACCCATGGACGAGGTCTGCGCCTGCACGCCCAACTGAGCCAGCATCGTCTTGTACTGCAACGTCTGCTGGATGTTCGTCAGCATGCTCTGCTTCAACGACGATATGCCGTTCGTCCACGTCCTGCCGAACGTGGCCCACAAGCCAATCGCCGCCTGCATGGGTGCCGGCAGCGCGTTGAACGCGTTGGCAACGCCGGTTGCGGCTGTTGCGATGGCCTGAATCATCGGGGCTGCGGTGCGCAGCGTGTTGGCGAACGTGCCGCCGAACGTACGCGAAAGACTGCCGGTCATGCTCAACAGCTGGTTGAACATCGGGCCGGCGTCATCCAACGCGCCGAACGCCTCACGGAACCCGTCACGCAAACCGCTGCTGAAATCGCTGATGCCGGTCTTAGACTGGCGCAGCACACTGCTCACGGTCTTCAACGCCGTGGCGGCGGTGGCCCCCGCGTCGGAGAACACCTGACTGGTGACGTCACGCAGGTTGTACGCGTCATCCCCGATCTGGGAGAACACGCCCCTGAACTGCTCCTGAGCATCCTGAGCGCCCTCACGCCAAGCGCGCAACGTGTCCTGGAACTTGAACGAGTTCACCGCACGGTCAGCGGAGGCCAACGCCTCACTGAACCCCTGGATGCCGTTCTCACCCTCGGCGAACACGCCGAACACGCCCGACATGATGCCGATGAGCGAGCCGATGGAATCCTTCAGATAGCCGCCCTGTTCGGCGGCTTCGCGCAACGCCTCGTTCACACGCCCGGATTCGGAAGCCTGCTGCACCCATTCGCGCAACCGTTCCGTGTTCTCACTGAACCAGTCGGCCATGTCCGGCAGCACCTCGCTGCCAGTGGAGCCGAGTTCGAAGAACGTGGCCGTCAACGATTCCAAGCCCGGCACCATGCGGGTGACGGCCTCATTGGAATTGTTGAATATCGTGGACAGCTTGTCAGCCTCGTTGGCCTGCGCGATCATGCGGGCGATGCCGGCAGCGGCCAAGCCCTCGGCGGTAGCCATGCCAGTCAATCCGGGCGTGACCTGATCGCCGATGGCGTCGGCCATGCTCGTCAACGCTGGCGTGGCCTCCTTGTAGAAGGCCTGAACCACCTTGTCGGACAAGCCGCCCAACGCGGTGTTCGTCAGATCGACGTTCTCCTTGAACGTCGCGCCCTTGTCACCCCAAGCCTGATACAGCACGTACAGGGCGGAGGCCATGCCCGTGATCGCCGCCGGAGCCGCGAACGCGGCCTTGCTCATCGACAGTATGGAACTGCCGATGCCGCCAATGGTGCCGGCAACGTTGACCGCGCCCGCGCCAAGCGACGCCAGCACGGAGCCGATCATGCCGGCCTTCGGCACAATCGTGTCGAGGTTGTCCATCAGGTTGACGAACTTCTCGAACTCGTTGCGCACGCCACGAATACCCGTGGCACCGACCGTCAGACCATCAATGACGCGCCCAAGGTCACTGCCGTGGAACTGCGCGTAGATATCCACGGTGCGCGGGCGGGTGAAGTACGCGAGATGCGCGCTAGCCAACGCGGTCTGCAAATCCAAGTCCATCTTGAACTCTTCATTGCTTCGCTTCCACTCGTCCAAACGACGTTCGGCACGCTGCATGTCGATATCGAGATTCGCCTTCAAATCGGCGACATGACGCACGTTCGACGGATCGCTCTCAATCGCGTCCGCCAAATCACGCATACGCTTCGACAAATCCTCATGGTCGAAGCTGATATCAGCCGGCACGTCGATGCGCTCACGCTTGAGACGGTTCAACCGTTCCTCAAGCTCCGTGGCGGAATCACGCCAACCCGTGACCCTGACCTCCACCTCCGCGCGTTCACGCAGGTTTTCCAGTTCACGGCGCAAACCATCCTCGAACCCCTGCTCGTCCAACAGGGTGTGGATGCGCAACGGGTTGCGTTCAAGCTCGGCACGCAGACCGCGCACACGAGAGTTCAAACGAGTCAGATCATCATTGAGCCGGTCGCCCGCATCACTCGGCCTCAGGCTGGCAAGCGCCTTTTGCAACTTGTACAGCTGCTGTTCCTGATCGCCGATATCCTCGCTGAACTCCTTGGCCTGCCTGCTGTACTCGGCAACGACCGCACGAGCCTTAGGGATGGAGTTCGTCGTATCCTTCTGCGCCTCGTTGAACGCACGGGTACGCACGGCGGCCTGGCTCATGTCCACGCCCATACGGTCGAAATCAGCCAGCTTCGCCGTAGCCATGCGGGCGAGATTCTTACTCAGCGAACCATAGGCGGCGGAAACCTCATTGACCGTGGTCGTGTGACGATCCATGCGCTTATGCAACGAATCGATTTCCCTGCGGGTAGACTTGATGCTCTCGCGTATCTTCGAGCTCGCGTCCTGCGTCTTCGATATCTGCTTGGAAACGGAATCGATTTCACTGTTCAGGCTGCGTAGTTCACGCCGCAAAGCGGAAACTTTTGCTCTGTCGCCGTCGCCAATTGCCTTCTCAAGGCCGTCGTGAAGCTCGTTGGATTTCGAGTTCAATTCGTCCATGCGTTCGCCGAGGTTCTTCAACTCGTCGCCGTATGGTTTGAACTGCTTGTTGAGACTGGTCAGGCTCTTGCGCTGCTCGTCCAACTGCTGCTGCCATTGGTCGAGCTTCAACGCCGGCGGTTCGATGACCTTCGCCTTGTTGAAGATGTCGTTGAACCCGCGAACATAACGGGTAGCCATCTTCGACACGGCCTTCGCCATGCCCGCGTCATCGGCCTTGACCTTCGCGTCGGCAGTGAAGTCCTTCGACAGTTTGCGCCACGAGTCGCGAGCCTTGTCAACGTTCGTAAGCTCCGCGTCGAGCTTCACCGTCTGCTTGTAGGATTTGCCGTCAAGGCCGCTCGTGGCCGCGCGATACCGGCCCAAGTCCGCATCGATCCTGGCTTCGACGTTGATGCCGTCGGACGCGAGCTTGCGCAAACGCGCCTCGAACTCCTCCCAACCCTTCGGCACCGGCTTGACGTCAACGCCGACCTCGCCTGCGGAATACTGTTCAACCATGCCGACCCCCCCAACGGTTCAGAAAAAAGAGAAAGAGAGAGTGTGGGAGTATGCGAAAGCCCCGGCGAACCACGATTGATTCACCGGGGCTTTCACGTCCCAGAAGAAGGACTGCCACTTGATGAGACGCCGCAATCCCCAAGGCGTCGGAATAAACAGGACGACGGAACACGGCCCTAGCCGCGTCTGCCGCCCGCGTTCAGGAAGGCCAGCATCTCCTCATACGACGGGTCGTGATCAACCCACACGCCACTATCGGAACCACCAGAATCATTCGGACTGGTGCCGGGCGGGGAGAACAACACGGGCTTCGCGTCATCGGTCACGCCATGCGCCGCACGATAATTCGCCAACAGGAGCATGAGACTGTTCGCCATGCTCGCCCGAAGCATCGTGTCCTGAGACCACTTGCGCCAAGCCAGCACGCGCAGCGAACGCCCATCATCCCCACCATCACCATCCTCCGTTTCGGGCGGGTGGTGTTCAAGCATGAACGCCCTGTACAGGCTGCTGTCATAGCCTTCCAACCCCAACAGGAGCCGATACAATTCGACCGGCGGAAGCGTATGCTTGCACGCCGGCCAATCAAGTTGATAGAATCTGCGGAAATCAGCGGTCAGTTCTACCGGGCACTCACGGAACCGGTCTTCGACCGCGCGGATTTTCCCAAGCCGTCCGCAAACCAGTTGAACAAGCCAAGATACGCGGAGAACACGCCGATGGGCGGCAATCCACGACGCCACTCGTCATACGCCCGCTGGTCAACGGCGATGTTCATAAGCCAACCGTCGATCATCTCGATGATCGCGGCCATCCTGTACGCGATCTCCGCATTGTTATCCTCAGCGGAAGAGGCGGCGGTATCGTCATCCTTGTGGGTTTGAAGGGCGTTGATGGCGCGCATCTGCTCGGCAACGAAATCACCGACCGGCATCAAACGCATCGAATCGGCCGGCAGCAAGCGTTCGGGCTGCGTCAACTCCGGCAGCGTCGCATACAGGTCATTGCTCGCCTTGAACTCGTCCCACGTCTCCGGCATCACCGTATCGGCGGAAGAAGTATCGGTATCGGCATGCTGTTCGGAAGCCTGCGGTTCAACGGGCGTACCGGCGGCAGGAAGAACCTGCGGCTGCTCCTGAGCCTGAGTCTGCGTTGAGGCGGCGGTGGCGGCAACCGGGGAAGGCTGCACCGCCTGCACGGCAACCGGCAGCACGTTCACATTCTGCTCATTCGTATTGTTTTCCATGATCTAATCTCCTGTGATTGTTCCTGTGTGTTGGTATGAGTATCCCCGGCCGGGCCACAGGAAACCCGGTCGGAGACGAATGGAAAGGCCCGCCCAATGGGAACGGTCGGGCGTGGGTTAGGCGAGGCCGGGGCCGTCCATGTTGGGCACGTCAGAGTTCATGATGTGCTGCGCGTACTTCGAGTTGCCGAGCAGCCATTGCCGGTTGGCCTCGACCTGCTCGCGGCTCATGTCGGTGACGAGGTAGGTTTCCTCGGCCTGCCATTCCGTGGATTCGATTGGCGTGCCGTCCCCGCCGTATTCGCCGATGGTCTTGACCTCGCGAATGTTCTCGCGCAGGCGCACGTCGGCCAGGCCGTCGAATCTTGGGTAGTAGTCGAGTGGTTCGAGTTTGTTGAAGGAATGCACCGTCTGCGTGGTCATTGCTTCCTTTCCTTTCGTTTCGAGAGCATGCGTGATGCCCTGCGTTGGATTCTGTCGATGTGGTTCCTTCGCCGGAACCTGATGTTGTCGGAGTTTTTGAGCCACCCGTAGTAGCTTGAGCAGCGCAGGGCGCGAGTCCTGCACATGCTCTTGTCGGCGCGTTTGAACGCGCGCCGGGCGCGCAGGAACAGTTCGGGGCGGAGCGTGGTGCGGTTGGGTGTGAACCGGAAGCCGACCATGTCGAGCTGGTCTGCGCCGACGCGCCCCACGTCCCAGCCCTCGTGCACTTTCAGGTGAAGCATCTGGTCGAGGTAGGATTCGAGCCGGTGCGCGCACATGCGCACATCCCTTTTATCCCTGCCGAGAAGCATCATGTCGTCCATGTAGAACAGCACGTGCGATGCCAGGCGCACCCGCTTGCCGCGCCTCGGCTTCCACTCGCCCAGCGCGTAATGGTAAGCGCCGGCGAGATAGTAGTTGCCGAGGGTTTGCGACAGGTAGGAGCCGATGTTCAACCCGTTGGTTCCCCGATGCGTTGATATGAGGATCCAGATGAGGCGCAACAGGGTCGCGTCGCCGATGTCGTGGTCGAGCATGCGCATGAGCGTCGGACGGTCGATGCTGGGATAGTAGTGGATCACGTCGAGCTTGGCGAAATACCTTGAGCGCTTGTCGTGCAGCCAGCGTTCTATCGCGCGTTTCGAGTCGATGATGCCGCGCCCCTTGATGGTCGCGGTCTGCCACCGGCCCAACCTTGCTTTGATCAACGGCTGCAACGCGATCACGGCCGCATGGTCGCAGATCTGCTGTTCAACGCTCTCACGGCCGATGACACGGTGCTTGCCGCTGATCGGCTCGACACGGTTGAAATAGCGTATCGGCTGAAACCGGATACGCCCGGTTTGGATGCCTTCGGCCAAACGCAGGGCGGCGGCGTCGAGGCCGGGATTGCGTTCGAGCCAGCGTTTGACGTCATGCCTGTTCCGCTTGCCCTTCAGGTAATGGTCAATCGCCTCGCGCATGAACCATTGCGAGCCGACGTGCGTGTGTTTGCAGCGTGTTTTCATGTTTAAGCTATCGGGGATGGTGACGGCGTTCCCCGGTGCTGGACGGGATCGGGTACAAGCCGTGCTGCTGGATCTGATTTTCGCCATCATCATGGCGTGGCTGGGGCCCTCTCCATGCCGGGAGGGCGAGATGCGGCCTTCTGCTGTTTTGCTCCCGGTTGGCGACCCCCGTAGTTCCACCTGGTATTGGACAGACCGTTGTTCGCGTTGACGTAGAACCAACCGGCCTTGTCCCTGTTCCTGAGCGTGCCGAAGCGACGACCCGGAGCGGAGCCCACGGGGGCGACCACAAATCCCAAGAATTGTTGTCATAGTGGGCGCTGGGAGGGGGCGTGGCCCCCTCGCTTCGCTCACCCCCACCGGTCTCAGGCGTGCGCCTTCGACCGGCCCAGCGCGGATAGGCGACCCCCGTAGAGCCACCAGGTACTGGACAGACCGCTGTTCGCGTAGACGAAGAACCAACCGGCCTCGACCCCGTTCCAGAGCGCGCCGAAGCGACGGTTGGCGTAGGTGTTGCCGGTGCCGGGGTTGGTGTACATGGCGTCGGTTAGGCCGGTGGTGCTGGTAGCCGAACGGCCGTTGGGTACGAACACGCCCTTGGAGAGGGTCATGTCCTCAAGGTAGAAGTTGTCGGAAGCATCGAGCTTCGTGGTGGCGGGATAGTCGCCGACCTTCTCCATGCCCTCGCCCGTGTCATTCTGGCCCGCGACATCCCAGCAGCGCCAGAGTTCGGCGTGGGCCTGCGTGTCGGAGTCTTTCACGGATTTCACTATCGTGTCCACGTCGGTCTCCAGACGGCCGCAGAACAGTTCGATGCCCTGGAGCAATACCGGTTGGAAACGCTTGTTGACGTTCGCGTACGCGTAGCCGTCCATGCCCTGCACATTGTCGTTGTGGCCGGTGTGGGGCGGCATGGTGGTCAGCACGTTGTCCACCACGGCGTCGAACGGTTCGCCATCCACCGTGATCCAGCAGGTGTCGCCGTCCACCGTGATGTCGGTGATGAGACGATACCACGCCACCGCCTGGCCGGTATCGCCGCGATCACCGTCCGCGCGCTTGGTGACGGTCACACGCCCGCCCACATAATAGGAGCCGCGTGCGGAGGCGGCGACGGGCACGCGGTTCGACGCGGCCATGGCCGCGGTCAGTTTCGCGGTGGCGTTGTAGGTCATGCAGCCGCCGAAATCGTTGATCTGGTTCGTCGCATACTTCACCAGATACATGCACTGCACGTAGAACGTGTCGGCCTGCACTCGGCCCGACCAGCCCGCGCCCTTCGCCGTGGCCGCACTGCGGTTGTTGGCAGTGCTGCCGAACCAGTTATCGGTGAACGCGCCCGACACCGAAGCGAACGGATTGGCGTCGGAACGGCTGGCCGCGTACTTCGCGTAGGCGAGGAACGGGCGCAAACTGCCGTCGGGAAGGGTCAGGCCCTCCATCGGCGTATACCCTTCCAGCGGGGAGTCCGACAAGTCCAATGATTCCGCATTGTCCGCGATGGTGAACTTGTACCATAGGGGCGGCGCGATGATGAACACGTCACCCGCTGAGCCGTCACGGGAGAAGCCGTCAGCCTGGGTGCCGGGCTTGACCATGCCCTTGATGGCGGTCACATGCGGCACACCGTCCTCGTCAACGGTCAGGTTCACCTCAAGATTATGGAACAGGTTGATCTGCTGGTACGGGTCATCGCCGGCGGTATCGTTCGTGGAGGCCACCGGGTTCGCGATATTCGCGTTCGCGCCGGTCTTCGTCCAGTCGGGCGCGTTCGACGCCGCACACGTCGGCTTCTGCACACCATACGACTTGCCGTCACGGCGAGCCAGGTAATAGTTCTGCCAGTTCGTCCACTCGCCGGCCTGCGCATCATATTCAAGGTCGGCGCTCACAGCAGCCGGCAACGCCACACTCCCGGCCTTGCGCAGGTTCGCACCCTGCACGGTGCAATCCACGACCGTCGCCGTCTGGCCTTCGGTGCCCACAATCTGACCGTTTTCAGGCCATGAAGTCCAGCCATCATCTATCGCGCAGACCTGATCATAGGAAAGCTCCAACGCCTCGCTGCTGAGCTTGTAGCGGCGCATCAGGCCCTCGCCCACCGGCTCAGCGACGGCCAAGGTCTGGCCTCCCAAACGCGGCGTGGCGGTAACGGTCAACGCACCATACAAGGGTGCTGGCAGGGTTGCGCTGCCTTTGGCACGCGCCTTACGGGACGTGGAATCAACGTCAACAATGGTGATGACTCGGCCGGCCGTACCATACAGGGCGTCGTCATTCGTCAGCGTCTGCCAGTTGCTGTTCGCCGCCAGCACCGTGCCATAGCGCACGTCGGGCAGTTTACCCGCGTCGTCAACATGCCACAGGCGCAGCCGGTTCGCGGCGGCAGCGGGTGTCACTGCGATGTGCTGCGCGCCCTCCACACCAGTGGCGGTAACGTTCAATTCACCCAAGGTGCCGACGATGCGCAGCTTGGCGGTATCCGATACGCCCTGGAACATGCCGCTCAGGGTCACGTCACCCTCGTCCTCGCTGACCGTGTAATCGCCGGGGCTTCCTTCCACGGGCGTCAATCCGCCCGTCACCGACCATTCCGCACGATCGGTCACATCTTCCTCAACCATCATCCACTCCTTAAACTCGAAAAACAGTTAGGGGGGGGGGCTGCAAGAAACACGCAGCCCCCTGTTCCGTCGTTAGTATCGGGCGAACAATCGCACCGACAAGCGTCCTCCCGCAGCGATTTCAGCGGGAACCTCACCACCCCCCGCCAGCGCGAGGCGCACGCCGGTCACGCTTTTGGGGTCACGGTCACGGCAACCGTGGCGGTCTTCGTCTCGTCGCCCTTGGCCTTCACGGTCACGTTCACCGCGTTCTCGGTCTCCGCCACACCGGTAACCGTCACGGTCTTGCCGTTGATCGACGTGGTGAACTTCGTCTCGTCAACGCCATCCAGGGTGAAACCGGTGTCGGTGGCGTCGGACGGCTGGATGGTCACGTTGAACGTGGCGGTCTTGCCGGCCTCCACGCTCACCGCAGTCGGGGCTACGGTCACACCGGTCACGGCGACCGGCGGCACGAACGCCTCCGGCACGATCAGACCCCACGTGCCCTGCTCGCCCTTCGGGCCGCGCGGCAGGCTCGAAGACGCCTTCACACTGCCGGTGAAACCGAACTCCGCGAAATTATCGCCGGTGAAGTTCGGCAGACCGTTGAACGCGAACGACACATTGGGCAGGTACAGGCCCATGGTGATGTTCTCGGCGGTATCCTTCGCAACCACGAGGAACGCCATATCCACGGCTCGCTTGTTCAGCGTGGCGACGATCATCCTGCCGCCCAACGCCTCCCAACCGTTGTAGATCAGCTTGACGGTGTCCTTGTCGCCCTGCAACGCGTTGCCGGTGAACGTCAGCGTCGAATCGGAGTAGCGGGTTCGAGCGTTGTCCATCAGCCACGTGGCAAGGGCCTCCGGGTCGCCGCCATCAAACGAGAACTCGATCTTGTTGTCGTTCGACGTGTGGCCGAGGTTCACCCAATCGCCCACCTTCTCAACGGTCAGGTCGGCGAACTGGGTAAGATCGTCCGGCAGCTCGGTTTCGGCCGGAGCGGTGAAGATGGTGCCGCGAAGCGGCTGCATCACGCTTTTCAGATTCACGGACATAATGTCTCCTTGCATATGAGAAAACCCCTCAAACCGTTTGAGGGGTTATGAAAAATCATTTGATTAACGGGAGGGTCAGTGCGGCGAATGGGCTTCCAGAACCTTGTCGGAAACCCACGCGCTGACCCTTTTGCTGGTTGACAGGTCGGACGAGCGACGATGCCCCACCGGGTTCTCCACCACGCGGCTGATCGCACCCACATCGGGAACGGTGCCGTTGAACGCCCACGAGGCGACCACACGGGTCAGATGACGCATGATCTTGGCGGCTCGCTCCGGGTTCATGCCCAACACGTTCAACGTCAACGGGAAACGCCACACCCATGCGCGCATGTTCCCGTCAACCTGCACGGGTTCGCCGACCTCGAAGATCACCAGGTCATGCGACTGCAAACTCGCATCGGTGCCGGGATCATAGCCGCTCAACACCAGCACCGTGCCGGATTCCTCCGGCCGGTACGGGTATTCGCGGCGCAGGAGTTCGCCTATGAGATGGTTCGCATCCAACCCCTCGGTGATTTCGGGGAACACGGTCTCAAGGCTCGCGTGAACGACTTCCGCCATGATTAGAACCCCCTTGCCGCGTCCCTGATGATGTGCTTGCCGGGTATCCACCTATCAGCCCACACGTTCCAGTAGCCGAACTCCAAGTGGGAGGCGATCTGGTCATGCCGTTGACGGCCGACCGTCTGCGTGCCGATAACGTTCAACACGACCGCGTAATGCAGGCCGTGCGCGTGAACGCTGATGGAAATGTCGCCGGCGACGCTCTTGCTTACGGCGCGCGCGTCGGCCAAGGCTTTCGCCCTTGCGGCGATCCTCTCGGCCGTCATCCTTGCTGCGGGAGCGCCGAACCGGTGCAGTATCTGCAACCGGTAGTCTCGTTTGAGCCTCACGTACCCCATGTGCGCGAACCCTCCGGTACTGCCGGGGGCGGCACGTGCGCGGGCGAGAACTCGTCCACCATCACGCGCCTGGCCTGAATCTCCCAATGGTTGACCATGCTTGAACCGGAATCAAGGTTGCTCGGAGCGCCATCGACCTCGTACAGGTTGCCCTCATACCAGAGCACCGTGTTGATGTCGCCATGCCATTCCGGCGCGGCGATGGTCAGAGTGAACTTTTCCGACAGGCCGCCCTGATCCAACGGGGTGGTATCCTGCGCCCAGTTATCGCTGAACACGGCCTGCTTGCGGGTGCGTTCCTCCACGCTGCACAAACAGTATGCGGGGTCGCCCGTCTGGAAATACCATGTCCCGTAATCGGTGCGCAGCATTCCTCCCTGCTGCACGATGATCGTGTCCTTGTACAGGAGCGTGTCGGGATGTTTTTCGACTATGCCGGCAACGCCGTCGTACAAGCCGCCGCCGCCGAGAGTGTTCACGTCAACGCCCTCATACAGGTTGTTCAGGTTCAACTCTTCGCTATCGGCCATCGCAACCTCCGGTCTTACATGCTGTAGATGCGGTTCACGCCCATGCCTACCGTGCCTATTGGGCCGCGCCCCTCCGCGTATCCGTCGAGCAACTGCTTTTCGCGTTTGCTCACGTACAGGTTCGGACTGGCGTCATAGCCGGGCGGATTCGACTGGTCATCCCTGCGCTCGTACTGGTAGACGCCGTTCGACTCGCTTTTCAGCGTCGAATAGCGCATCACGCGAATGACCATCGCGCACACCACGTAGGCGAACGTCTCCTCCGACAGGTCGCCGGAAGCGAGTCGGACAGCGGCCGCGTTGGACGAGGTCAACGCCATTTCGGCGGCGACGCGGCAACGCGACTGGATCCACTCCACCGGATAACGGTCGGAAAGGCCGGGCTGGTCGAGCAGGTTGACGCGCATCCACTTCAACCAGTCGATGCTTTTCACATCAGCCATGCCCAGCCTCCCGGTTACAGCACGTTCGCCTTGAACGTGCTCACGGCCTCCTGAAGGATAGGCAGCGCAGTGCCGTTCACCCACAGGTCATAATTCGCCGGGGCCGTATGAGAGAGCAGCACGCCGACAAGACCATCGTTGACGGTCTTGTTGATGCCATACTCGTCATCCTGGCCTTCGGCGGTCGGGCCGTCTGCGGTGAAACCGAGCAGCGGATCATTGAACGAGGGGAACATCACGAACGTGGAATCCGGGATCAGGGTGGTGGTGTCAACCTCCATCTTGAAACCGTTGTCAAGTTCCAGATTCTCGTAGATCTCATCGATCATGCGAACGTCGGTCAGGCCGAGCGTGGCGAGATAGCCGATGACCTGCTGGCGGGTCAGCTTCGGGCTCGCGTAGTCAAGGTTGGTGACCTGGGCAAGTTCGCGGCGAATGTTCTCGTTCAGACGCAACGCGTCGATGACCTTCGTTGTGGTGATCACGGCGTGCGGGATGCGGCCCTTGTTCTTGCGAATGACCTTCACCCATTCCTCAACGTCGGTCTGCACGTCTGCGGTAACGTCGCTCCACAGCTTGCCGCCGGCCGGAGCCTGGTTGTGCTGGTTGCGGGGACGCTGGAAGTCAGCCTCCACGTTGATGCCGGAGTCCTTGACGGACAGCTTGCCGTTCATCAGCGCGTCGATGCAGTCCAGTTCGATGGTCACAGCCGCCTTGCGGCCCAAGCCAATGAAACCGTCCTCGGCCTTCGAGCGAATGTATTCCTTGTCGTTCGGATGGCGGGCGATATCACGTTCGGTGATGTGATCCATACCGGACAGCGGGATCAGCTCGGTGTGAGCGGAAGCGGTGCTCGTCTGGCTGGAAGTGTGGCCGACCTCGGCGTCAAGCGCACGACGGTGCATACGGCCCGTGGTCTGGTTCGGGATCACCGGAGTCCAGTCAACGACCCACAGGCCCTCGTTGGACTTCATCGGGAACACCTTCGACATGGGAAGGATGTCGTGAACGCTGTCGAAACCAGCCTGGGCAATCTCCGTTGCCTCACTGGGCGGCATGATGGTTTTCTCAATTGCCATCAGATTTTCCTCCTTGAATACACGAAAGCCCGCATGGAACCATGCGGGCTTTGAACATTTCGGTAGGGCGGTTACTCATATGTGGCGACCGCCTTGAACGCCACTCTTCCTCCGGCCGGAACGTCGCCTGACGCCGGCGAGCCGTCGGCTCTGGTCAACTTCAGGCCGGTGATTATTTTCCCGACGGAATCACGCCGTCGGCCACCTTCGCGGCAGTAACGGCCTTGTCGGCCAGCTTCTCAGTGGTCACGGCACCGTTGGCGAGCTTCGCCGTGGTAATGGAGCCGTCGGGAACCGTGGCCTGCGAAGAACCGCCAGCCTCGGTCAGGGACAGCTTGGCGATGATGGTGTTGTCCTCGTCGATATCCCAGAAATCACCACCCCACACTGCGTCGTCGGCAGGGATGACGGGAAGGTATCGTTTGCGGATATCACCGCGATAGCGCATGCCCACCATCGGTTCGCCGACCGTCAGGCCGGAGAACTTGACATTGCATTCGATCTGCGATTCCAACAGGCCCCAGATTTTCTCCTGGCGACCATCGGTGGCATCCGGGTCATAGGGGCCGAACAGTCCCTCGTATTCTCCGGAGTTGACGCGGGCCAGCGGGATGCCGCTGTTGATCCACACGACGGTGGCCTCGTCTCCCACTCCGGTGAGATACTTGTCACGCTTGGCGGTATCGGTAGGATTGAACAGCGCGGGGGCGATTGTCACCGAAACAACCCCGCCATCCTGTTCACTGAAACGCCAGCGCTTGTCGTCCTTATGGGTGACGACGCCGCTGTAGCTCACGATCTGCTGTACCATGGCTTTTCTCCTTTACTGCTTGTCTTGGTTCTTTGGTTTGAGGGCTTCGAGCTTCTTCCTGACCCGCTTGTAGGCTTCGCCGTCCTGTCGTTTCGGATTGACGGCACCGCTCGGGTTCTCAGCTCCCATGGCGACCTTGCGGGCCAGCGCATCCTCCTTGACGGGCGGTTTCGCCGGCTCCTTCATGGTCGAGAACTTGGCGATTTCCTTGCTGTAGTCCTCGGCCCATGCGGTGATTTCATCCGGGTTCGATGTCTTGCAAAGCTTCTCGAACGCCTCATCGGTGATCTGCGGGTGGGCGATTTTTGCTCGAAGGCGAGCGTTCTCGGCCTCCAGCTGCGCAGCATGCGCCTTGGATTCCTGCCAGCCCTTGTAGTTGGCGTTGGATGTGTTCTCGTTCTTGCGGCTGAACGCCTTCCACTTGTCGCGGTCGGCGATCACCTCTTCGAGAGTCGGCGTGGCGGTGTGGCCCTCGCCTTCATCCTCAGGTTTCTGCTGCTGTGGCTCGTTGCCACTCTCCGGCTTCTGGGGCGCGGGGTCGGTGGCAATGGCCTTGTTCGCGCCGTTTTCCGGCTGTTCCTGCGGTTCCTTTTCGGTGGCCGCGTTATTTTCAAGGGTCATGCCCTCTCCTTAATGTCAGGCGGCGAGGCCTAGCCAGCCGCGTGAATATTCCAGCAGGGAACGTACGTAGTCCCATGCCTGTTTCAGATGCGGCCCGGATTTGAACGTGTAGTTTCGTCCGTCGTATCTGAAAGATTCAATGTCCTTGCCGCTGTCGGCGAGGATCTGGTAGTGCCGGTTGAACTCGCTGGCGCGCTCGTACATGCGGCGCATTTGAGCGTTCGTCATCTGCATGTCGGGCATGTGCCATTCGCCCAACGATTCCGTGTCGGCGATTGTTTCCGATTGGGCGCGGGTGAGTATCGGCCCAAGCTCACTGTTACTGGTCACGTCCACCCTGAGCTTTGTCAGGTCGGCGGCGGAAGTGGAGTAGCCTTTCTTGCCCGAAGCGGCGGCTGCGGCCCTGTAGATCTTCTGCAAGTCATCGCCGTTGAGCTTCAAGCCCGGATCATTTGACTCCGTGATGGGTGCGACGGTACAGTGGCAGCGATTGTGCATGGGCATCAGGTCGGGGCGGGTGAACGTGTTCGTGGCCGCGACCACGCACAAACCGCATGTGCCGGACTTGGACAGTTCCGGGTGGATCACACGCCGGTAGCGTCTGATGCCCGAAGCCTCGTACCGGCTGGCCGTGGCCCTGTTCTGGGCGAGCGTGCCGTCGGTGTCGGCATTGTCCTGCAACTGGTTGCGCGCCATGTCAAGCCAGTTGTTCACCGCCTCCTGCACGCGCTTGTCCAAACCATCCCAGCCACGCGGCCTAATATCCGGGTGTTGCACGGCGAGACTCCTGTAGGCGTCTGCCGGGCGCAACGCGACCTTCCATGGGTCGGTGTTGTCCCTGACCACCACGTATTCGGGTATCTGCCCCTGCGGCGTGGTGCCGACCAACCGGAGCATGATGTCCGCGTAGCTGATGCCCAGTCGGCGCATGGCCCTGACGAACGCCATCTGCTGTTGCGTGATGTAGGCGGCGGCACCCTGCGTTACTGCGTCGTTCCACCAATCCTGCGGCGTCAACGACTGCCACATATTCCATGCGCGGCGCACATACTCATCGACCAATAGGCGGCGTTGTGTTTCCAATGCCGCCGTGGCCGCTGTGATCGTGTCGGCCATCACGACACCTCTTCGAACGATTCACCGGCCGATTCCAGCGAGTCGAACGAACCGTACTGCAACGATTCGTCGTCGCTCACAGAATCGGGAAGGGTGGCAGCGGACTGCGACTGCGAAGAGGTTTCAAGCATCCGGTTTTCGTTCGCCAACGCCTGCATGAACATAGTGTCCTGCGCGTCGCGCATCGCCTCGGAGATATCGGTCTCCGTGAAATGCAGATAATGGCGCATGATGGTCTTCACCGGGATGATGCCTTTGAGGTTCGCCGCAGCCTGCGATTGCTCCAGTTCAGAAGGAAGCTCCAACGGCTCCCAGATCGTCTCGAACCTTTGTCCGGCGGCGTCGCTCTGACTGTCTGCCAGCAGCGCCATGCGCAGCAGCAGCACGAACGCATCGTTGGCGCGCGCGTTCATGTCGCGTACCTTCATGCGCAGCATTCGCGTGGTCAGCTTCGCGCCCTCGGCGCTGCCGGCCACATCCGGGCTGAGAATCGACAACGGCGTGCCTGTGGCTCCGGCAAGGTTCTTGATGTCGCTCGTGGCGGCGGTGACCAACGGTGTTATGTCGGTCACTTGGCTTTCGGACACCTTCGCGTCCTTCGGCATGAGCCACAATGCCGCCGGCCCCATCTCGAACAGTTCGGAATAGTCGATCTTGTCGCCGGCCCTCGCATGGCCGTATTTCACCGCAGGATCGCTTTTCGCGTAATATTCGGGCATGTCGCCGGAAACCCAACGCTGGCGGAATGCCTGCATCTCCTGGATGCAGAATCGTTGGAACCGCTGCTGGTCGATGGCGCTCAACGTGCGCAAGGACGATTCGAATACGCCCTTGCCCGTGCTGGTTGCAAGCCTCACCACGGGAAGGCATCCGCACTGTTTGGCGAACTCCCACGTGTCATCCTGAGCCTCGCCGGCCCATTGGAACTGCTGGGGCAGCGCAGGCAGCTTCGCATCCTCATCGTTCGCCAGCGAGTACACGCTTTCCTCATCGTCAACGGAATCGGAATACAGCGTGCGGTTCTCGGTCTCATGCTGGGCGGTGCGTGAATACACGCGCACCACCTCGCCCTTGTCATCTCTGATGAGACGGTACAAGGTGAGGTATTCCATGCCCTCGTCGGCGTCGAAATCGTATACGACTGCGGAATCCTTGTCTGGACTCACCGACGTAGTCCACGGGCTCAAACGCTGGATATACGACGGGTACTCCCTTGGGAACACCATTGCATATGCGGCACCGTACAGGCTCATGTCCATGAACATGTTCAACGCTCGCACGTTCATCCCAGTGGAATCCCACATGTCATCAGCCGCCGTAGAGCGCATGCTCTTGTCATCCACGAGACGGAAGCCGATTGGGTTCTGCGAGGTGATGACCGCGTTGGCGATGGTGGACGCGAGATTCATTGGGCAGATGTCAACGAACCGCCTGTACACGTCGGCCGAAGTTGTGTTCATGTTCTTCGGAACGTATTTCGTCGGAATGCTCTCGCGCCCGTCGTAGAACGTCTTCAGCTCGCAAAGCTTCGGTATGCGCGCCTGAAGCCGGTTGGCAAGCCTTGTCAACACCATACCGTCGCCGTGCGGCTCATCGTCGCCGACAACCAGGCTTTTAATCTTCGCCATCAGGCCTCCAATCGGTTTGCCGCTAGTAGACGCGGCTGATATGGGTTCGCCTCGGCCGATGCTTCGGCCGTGACTCCAACACGCGGGTGCGCGCCGTGTACGCCAACAGACCGGCCATGCACGCATCGATCTTCAAAGGACTGTTCGGAGTCTCCTTGTAGATCAGGTATTTCGGCGAACCATCAGGGTTTGACTGTTTGAAGTCCTTGCGCCGCGCGTTGCGGAAATGAGCCAACAGGCGCGGGTCTGCCATCAACTCCACGTCACCGACCACAGGCTCGTCGTCATCGTCACTGGGTTCCCATTCCTTCGAGAACGCGGTGTGCATGTCCATGAGGCTCTGCATCATGTCCGCCCGCCAAGTGTTCGTATGGAACTTGATGGGCTCGCCGTTCGTGTGCATCGGCACAAGGTCGAGGTTCGCGTAATCGTTTTCCCAGCCGATGATCACGTCACGCCAGTAGGCAACGTCGGCGAAGAACGCCTTCACGTTGTAGTTGTCCAACATAAAACGGGCCGCACGGTCGAACGCATCGACGTTCACACGCCAGTCCGCCGCCTCCGGCCCGTCCGGCTTCTGCTCCAAACGGATAAGGAACAGCAAGCCGTCCCTGATGCGGCATCCGACCAGTGCGGTCGCATCATCGGACAGGGAGCCGTCGAAGCCGAGCGTTATCGCATCGTCCTCGTCGATCACATGACGCCACAAGGCCAGCTGGTTCAAGTCCTCGCCCGCGTTCTCCGTGAACAAGTATTCGTAGCTGGTGTGCTTGCGAATCAACGAATCCGCCAGCCACGCGTCACTCACGGAGGTAAGGCTGTTGAGGTAGTAGCGTACCGAGTTGCCGACATCCGAAGCGGGGTCGAGGATATCCGCGATCTGGCCTCGAATGTCAACCCACCCGTCCTTCGACGGGCCGGGCTGCACGCCCGGATCGGACAATTTGTAACCGTGTTCGCTTAAACCATGCGTGTCAACCGGGGCCATCGTCCCGTCGGGTTCGAAGATCCAGTCATACGTCAACGGTTTCCTGACGCCCGGCCACCGTTCAGGCGGTTTGGCTGCGGAACCGTAAGCCTCGTACAAGCCGTGCTTGAGCTTGTCCACGTCGTGCAGGTCTTCGACGCCCAACGCGGAATACCGGTGGTCGAACAGCAAGTGCTGGTCGCGTTTCGTGCGTCCGGCGAGAATATCCTGCGCGGTACGGTAGGTCAGTTCGGCGATGCTGCCCTCACCAGGCCGGTACATCGTCGTCGTCTCCAACACCCACGGGTCGGCGTCGCCGTAACGCTTTGCCAGATTGCGCTTGTACGTGTAATAGCTGTTCTTCAAGCGGGGCACGTTCCACAAATGGCTTTCATCGCAGACCACGAACGTCTGCTTGCCACCATCCGAGGAAGACGAATTGCTGTTGCCCGGCTTGATGCTGCCACCCTCCGGCAGAAGGATGCGCGTATTGCCCACATCAAGCCCATAGCCGCGCAACTGGGCCAACGGCCCATGCTCGCAGTTGTACTTGATGACATCGTAGACGTTGCCGCTTTGATCCTCGGCCGTGGCAAGGCATACGATGTTCGGGCCGCTGATCGGCCTTCCCATCGGCTCGCCCTTCGCATACGTGTAGGTCTGGCCGAGGAACGTATACGTTTCCCCACCCTTCGCCCAACCGGCGAAACGGCACGGCCCCAACGCCTCGAACAACGCCAATCGCGCGGCCTTGCCCGACTTGTCGCAACCCTTCGGCCGGGACAGGAACACATGGTTGAACCGGCGGTGCCCATCCTTCCCCAATGCGTAGCAGTCAACGTAGAAGCGAATGTACTCCGGTGCCTCACGCACCGGCTTGTCGAACACGGGTTCGGAACCAACGATGGTGAACGTTTCGATCCACCACCAAGCCAACCATCCCAGACTGCGCCTGCGTTCCTCCGCGCTCAGTTCGGGGATGACATCATGCACGACGATCAGCCCCCAACGGCCTCACGACGCCGACGAAAATCATCCATGTTCACGACGTTCGACCCCGCGCCCGTGGAAGCCATCAGATCATCCGCCTGCGGCGCATCGAACTTCAGATCATTCCTGGCCTTCGGGGTGACGCCGATCATCGCGCACCGTTGACGGATTTCAGCCGCAGCGATATTACGTCCCCTTTTCTGCCGCCAGAAGTCATCCATCAGCAAGGCCGTCTCCATGACGAAAAACCAGTCAGGTTCCACACCCATGCGCTGCGCCAGCGGGCTCGTGCGCACGCTCTCATACCAGCGCTTCACCAACGGCAACCATTCCATGCCGTCATCCGGGCGCACCGCCGGCAGTTCAGGCCCAACCGCAGTCTCCGGCTGCTTCAACATCCGAACCTGCTTGCTTGCCCTACGACCATTCCCAGCCATGACGCATCACACCATTCCGGCCTTTACGGCCCAGCAGCTAGGGCTTTGCGCCCCCGCAACCAACGTGAACGAGAATCCTGTTAGCCAACGTCGCCTCCCGCGACACGTCCAAAGGAACCTTCCAACAGAACAACGGGCCATCAACGCCCGAAGCATTCAAATCAACCCGACGCCCGCATCGGGCGCACAAGCCATTGCACTTCTCAACCACCTGACCATCGGTGAACGACTCCACACGCATCGGCGGCTTCTCCGGTACCGGCTCCTTCCGTGAGGAAAACAACGTGGTCTTCGGACGCAACGGATAATCAGCCGGATTCGCCTTGCGCGCACGGCAATAAGCCACACGGCAACGCTCCGAACAATAAACACGGGTCACACGCCCCGGCGCGAACCACTCATGGCACCAAGGGCACATGCGCTGCATCATCGGAGCAAAAGGCATCCCATAATAACGGGTCAGGTCATAATGCCGCCTGCACAAGCCAACGGCAACCTCCGGCTCCCCGCAACCGCCGATGACGCACACGCCATTCACTGGAACGCCGGATGCGAATACCATCGCTCACGCCTCCTGCGCTCCCCCAGCAACCTCCGCGCCTCGCCCGACTCACGGGACGTCTTCTGCTTATGATGCCAGGAACACAACGTCCAAAGATTCGACGGATCATCATTATCAGGCTCACCCTCACCGGCCCGCTGCTTATGATCCACCTCATTGCCCAAACGGCCGCAGATATGCGCCGTGCCACTGTTCCAATCGGTAACGGGCCACTGGCACATGTGATGGTCACGCTCAAGAATCCTCTTGCGGGTACGCTCCCAATCCGGATTGAACCTCGCATCCCTCTGCGACTTCCACCAATTCGACTGCATGACCATCACCCCCACGCGCGTATATATATAAGGAGTAAAGGGGCGTGCCCGGCCGGGGCATGGCAGCAACAGTGTTTAAGGGAAACCCATGAGCAGCCGGACACTAGTACCCCCACTCGGACTCGAACCGAGAACCCGCGACTTAAAAGGACGCTGCTCTGACCAATTGAGCTACAAGGGTGAAACCCCATGCCAAGAGTGAGAGAGGAACCATCGAAAGGTAGTGGCATGGGGCTGGCGCACCGCGATGGACTTGCACCACCACCTCACGGTTTTGGAGACCGCGCGCACTGCTTATGCTATCGGCACATGACGTTGGTAGCCTGGCTACGCTCCCCGACCAAAACCAACCACAAGCGTCAGCTTACTCAGAAACAGTAAGACAAGCTCCGTGTGTCGGTGAGACAAACCGACGGTGCTGGCATGGTCTGTAACGGTTAGCTCAAAAACGCCCCAGCGCACATTCGCGTCCGAAACCATTGGACCAGCGGCCCCCACGAAACCACCGGGGGGAGAGTCCCCTAGCCCCCATATCCGCGTGTCGTTTTTGTGGCGTGGTATCACGCGGGCATATGTGTGGGCATAGGCATAGGTGGGCAAGGCGTAGGCATGGCGTGCCTAGCGCTGCCTGTAGCCGCTGTGAGCGCGTCGCGTGACTGAGGCGTGAGTGAGTGTGTGCGCTGCCGTGTGCGGCGCTGTGCATGGCGCTGTGCAGCCGCCTACGCTGCCGTGCGCTGCCGTGGGCAGTTGCGTGCCCTAGCCGTGCGCTGCCGTGCCCTAGGCGCTGCCAGTGGGTGCGTGCTGCCGCTGGTGTGGGTGCTGGTGCTGCCGAGTGCGTGCCGTGTCTAGCCGTCACGCTGCCGTGCTGGTGCGGTGGTGCCGCTGCCAGTGCGCCGCCGCTGGTGCTCACTGGTGCCCTGGCTGTGCATGTGGTGCTGCATGTGGCGTGAGTGATCGAGTGCGTCCCCCAGTGTCCCGCTATGTCCGCCAGTGTCCGCCAGTGTCCGCGTCGGTGTCCTCATAGGTGGTGGTGTGGTGGCGTGGTTTGATGGTTGCGACACGCCGAGGGATGCTAGTAATTGCAACGTGTTTAGCTACCCGCTTGACATACCATTATTGGTATATGTATGATTGAGCCATCAACCACAAAGCAAGCGGTGAGAGCGCAAGACAGAGTGGAGAGCTTGATAAATGAAGAGTGGATACCGCAAGGACATAGGCGATTACTTCGCGTCATGGCCGCAACCTCACGGCATGATGGGTTGAACGCTTATCGAGCGGTTATGGAGACGCGGTTTCCGGCATGGAATTGCCCCGCGCGACTGAGTTGATAGTAGAATCGTGCCCACCTGTAGAAAGGTGGGTAGTGATGGGACTTAGGGATTATAGGGTGAAACGTGGGCTGAGCCAAGAGCAAGTAGCCAAAAGGGCTGGTATTAGTCAGCCGCGCCTATCCGATTATGAGGTAGGCAGAAAGCCTATTGGCAATATGACTCTTGATACTGCGCGCGCTCTTTGCAAAGCGCTTAATGTCAGCAACCCGCTTAATTTTTACCGTGAGGACTCTACGGAGAGTCCGAAAGAAAACAAGTCGTAAGACTGTGTGTGCCCTTAAGCGCGTGACGTTTCTTTATGGGACGTGGCGCGCACTAAGGGGTGATGAATAAAGAACGCGGCTGGAGCTGGTACCTCTAGCCGCGTTTGCATTGCCCTACAAATACTGGAATTAGCTAATCTGTGAGGCGTGGTCTATCGTATCACGCCTCACAAGTAAGTGAGGTAATCATGGATGTTGTCGAGATTGTGCGGCGGCTTGAATCACTGCCGGCGCGTAGCGTGTGGAAGTGCGCTGTGAGGGATTTCGCCATCGACCTTGTGTCGGACAATGATCTTTTCGAGGCGTTGCCGGGTGATGCTTCGCGTGGTGACATCGAAGCCGCCTTGTTGAGTGGTGCCGCCAATTGGCGCGAGTACAGTTATGGCGGGTGTGGGCTGGTTTATAACGGGGATATTGACAACTGGCTTATGACGCCTAGTGAGCTGAAGCGTTATAACAGGCCTGGGCATGACGCGAGCATGGGTTTCGGTGGTGAGTCGTTGCTTGATATGCAGGCGCGTGCGCTTTCTCAGGCGGCGCGTCTCGCGTTCCAGGTGATTCGTTATCCGCGCCTTAAGGGTGTGGCTTGATTTTTATGGCGTCGCGGGGCGCTTAATCCCCGCTTCTTGCCCGTTCGGGCGTTCAATCAATCAATTTTTTTCATTCAATCTTAATTTTTCTGGGAGAAGTGTATCTAAAATGCGTAGGTTTGCTGCTGCCGCTGTCGCGGCCGTGATGGTGTTTTCCGTGTCCGCTTGTGGTGGTCACAATGACGTGGCTTCGGAGCCGGAGCCCAGCGCTTCGGTTTCGGAGCGTGTGAGCGTGCCTCAGCCGGAACGCAAGCCGGTTGACGCGTATTCCGCGTGGAAGGCCGATAACATGTCGCTGCCGGTTTGCATGTACGGGGATAGTGACGTGGTGCCGTTGAATGGCATGTGCCGGTTCTTCGGTGACGTGGACGCCGAAGGCGGTGATTTTACGGACGTGTCGTATGTTCAGGCGGCTGATGGCATGGTGGTGTCGGCGTGGGATTATCGGGATGGTGCGTGGGTTGAGCGTGCCGACGTGGAACCGGAGCCGACCGTTGCCGACCTTGCTGCTGCCGTGATCAGTGGCGAGTACGGGAACGGCATGGAGCGTGAGGCGCTGCTTGGCGAACGGTTCGGTGAGGTTCAAGAGTTGGTGGATTCGATGCTTGCGCCGGCTCCTGTTGAATCTTTTGCGCCGGTTGCCCAGTCCACCGCTGTTGATGCTCCTGTAGTCCAGCCTGTTCAGCCGTCCGCTGCGCCGGTTCAGCCGGTTGTCCCGGCTCCTGTTGCTTCGGTTTCGTCGGCAATGAGTGAGGCTGAGTGGAATTGGTGGGTTTCCGAGTTCGGCGGCTATGAGGAATATCAAGGCGTCGCATGGCCCGCGTATGCGGATATCCCGCAATGCCAGGTTGAAGACGGTGCTACCGCCGACGGTTATCAATCGGTGTGCTATTGGGATGGCGCTGCTGTGGGTAATGGTGTTGGCGCGTCCTATGTGCTGGTCGATGGTGCCGTTATCTTCAGTTCGGAGCTGTGATGGTGCCGCGTCATTCCCGTGTGGAGCGGCGTAGGCGTCGCAATGGTCGTATCGCCGTCATGGTGCTTATTGTGGCGGCGTTCCTGTTCGCATGGTCTGGCGTGGTCGGGCCTGTTGATTATTGCAAGGCTACCGTCATGGACGGCAGCAGTCCTTTTACAAGCGTGGCCCAATGTCGGGCGTATTACGAGAGCGAGGTTTGATGATTATGGCTAGGTGTTGGTATGCGGCTTATTGGCCGCAGGGCGTCGGCATGTACTATGCGGATGATGGCACCACGCCGGTGTGCAGCGTTCGCGTGTTCGATTCGATGGCGGCGCGTGATGCTTGGGTTGCTGCGGATAGGTTCGATCAGGACTGGCATAGGTCGGTGGTGTCGCGTGCGTTCGCGGTGCCTGTCATGCGCGGCATGTTGCGTGATTATCGTGATTCGTTCGATGGTGGGTGGAATGTCGGGCGTGAATATTATGCGCCGGGTGCCGTCGTGGCCGCGTATCGTGCGCTGTTGGCTGAGCTTGACCCGTATGGGGTGATGCTGAAGGACGGTGGGCGTTGATGCTGCCTGAGAGTCTTGTGGTGTCGGGTTATCCGACTGCCGTGGCTTATGCGTCCTTTGCTGAAGCGCATGGTCATGCTGTTGATGTCAGGCGTTATGGGCGTGCCAAGTGGCGCGTCACCCTCAAATAACGTGAGTGCCCTTTGTGCGGCGGGGTTGATAATACGCCGCACGTTATTCATTGAATCTTTTACAAGTAGTGAGGCTGATCGATCATGGTTGCGAAAACCGGTTTTTGGGTGAACCAAGATAATACGCGCGTGTTGTGGGCGCGCGACAATGGTTCGGATAAAAGGTCTGAGCTTTGGGAATTGTTCGAGGACTTCGAATCCTACACGTGGCGTGACGTGCGCGGCGATCTGCTCAACGAGTTGCGTGATTATGGTTTCGCCGGATACTTGGCTGTGCTCAAATCACAAGGGTGGAGCTGTGTGCAGCAGCCGGACGGGTTCAGCAAGCAGCTTTGCGAACTGCCGAAGCTGCCGTTTCCGCGTGCGATGCTGAATGGTCAGGCTGATGATGGCGAGTCCGGTTGGGTGCTTGTGCCGGGCGAGACGGTTGACGCTTCGGCGGATACCGTGGCGTACACGGTTCCGGCGCGTTGGGTTGTCGCCAAGGGTGATTGCTTGGATGATTGCTCTGATTTGGGTGATGTTTCTTCGGAACTGTCTGGTGTGCCTGTTGAGCCGGAGCCGGTTACGGCTGAGATACCCGAAGTGCCGCCGACTGTCAATAATAAGGCGGCGGTTCGTTGCACGGTTCCGGCGATGATCCCGGCAAAACAGTTGCCCGAGCTTCAGGGGTTTAAGCGTCCGAAGCATTTTCGGGATGCCAAGGGCCGCAAGCTGGTGTATGTCGCGCACGATGATACGAAGTGCGTTGTCGCATGGCGTGAAACGTATCAGGGCGGCGACAGTGAGCTAGAGGCGCGCGTTGCCGATTATGTCAAGTCCATTGGTTTCGAGCTGGGAGCATGAAATGAGTGAATGCAAATACTGGCTGACGGCGCGTCCGGCGCAATTGGGCGCATACCCGGAAAAACCGTTGCGGGTGAGTAATATCTCCGTTGAGCAATTCAATGGCGTGTCCATTCGTGGAACGTTGTTGGTTTACGGTGAGCCGTTGGCGGATGACGTAGCAGCGGCATATGAGCTTGAGGAATGGCCCGTGGTGAAGTTCCGTGCCATAGCGGTGGCGGGACGTGACTACTCGCCTGAGAGCATGGGCAAGCTGGACTGGCTGAGCGTCGTGATCTGCATGAACCAATGGATGGATGAAACGTGCGCGTATCATCCTGACGGCAAGTGGGCCACAACGGACACCACTTATGGGCCGGTGGTGTTCGATTTGGCGACTGTCAAACGGATGTTGGACATGCTACCGGCTTGGATGCGTTGGCCGGTGATGCTGTGTGTTCAGGATGATTCTTTGTGCGCCAGGTTCGCCCGTCATGGTCAGCGTTGGGTGATTGCCGAGTGCAAGCGATTGTTTGCCGATGGTTATGAAAGGTGGTGGTGAGCCATGGCGGCTATCACCGTGAACGACGTGAGCATTGTGAATGCTTTGGAGCGTGCCGGTTTTGCGGCTACTGAGTCGAATGTGAAACGTGTTCGTGAGGCGGTGCCGCCCACCACGAGCGCGTTGCTGGATTTTCTGGTGGGTTCGGTGGATTTGCCTTGCAAGGCCGTCACCGAAGCATTGTTCTGAGAGTTGTTGGCGGGCGGTTATACTTGTTGTGTGGCTGTCCGCCTGTTTTTACTGGGAATTAGCAATTCGGTTTAATCGAGCGGAGGTTTTGTCATGTCTGGTATTGCTGTTGAGACCGAGATGTGCGGGGATGTTCCCGCGCGTATCGAGTGTGGTTTGACGGGCAATTTTTATTGTGATGTGTGCGGCAAGGGCGAGAGCGCTTGGGCGCATTGGTTCAAGGGCGAGTATACGGGCAAGCAGCGGTATGTGCTGGTGAATGATTCGACCGGTGCCGAGGTTCAGGTGCCGCCCGTGTTGGCCGCTGAATATGATGATGGCGAGCTGACCGTGGGTGATGTCGCGTCGGCTCTTGTGCCTTGCTGGGAGGATTGGGTGGACGACTGCCGTCTGGTGAAACGCTGATCGTTTCACTGTCTTTATTGGTTTTGTGAGGGCTGCACTTTGGTGTGGCCCTTTGCTTTCTCTGAATTTTCTCTTAATTCAGTGATTTTCAGAGTTGTTACTGGCTTATGGGCTGCGCTTGTGCGTGGCCTCTCCTGTTTTAAGGGGTGATTTTATTGGAGCAGCTGGTTTGTGACCGTTGCGGGCGGGTTATCCGTGATGATGATGGTCTGGAATGGAATGGGTGCTGCGAGTGCGTTGATTGCAAGCGTTTCCTGTGCAGGGAGTGCAGCGAGATGGATTATTTCGGCACATTCCGTTGCAAGGAATGCGCAAACAAGCGGCGTATGAAGACGAGGGGTTTCGGTACCGAGCACTACAGCCTGTATAAAACCGATGATGGTTGGCTGGCCGACCCGCATGGCGGCACGTATGAGTGGTTTGATTTTCCGCGCATTCGTTTCGATTGCGAGGGTGTGGCCCGGTTTTCTCTTAAGGGCGAGTCGTTCGACTGTCGGTCTGATTACGGGGTGTTCATGGAGTTCGCGCGGTCGGTTGAGCGTGAGCTTGAGGCCATAGCCGGTTTTATTCAAAAATCTTTGGAAGGGTGAGTGATTGCAATGGTGTTGGATGGTTTCAACGAGGTGCCCATGGCCGATACGGCCGACATGGCGGCTGAGGGTGATGGTCGGAGTGATTTCAACCACAAGGTCGGCTGGATTATGGCGACGTTGCGTGACAGTGCCGGTTTGACGCAAAAGGACGTGGTGCCGTTGCTGGCGGATAATCGGCGCACGTTCGGGTCGGCCCAAGGGTTCATCTCCCGTGTCGAGCTGGGCAAGCAGTCGTTGAGTTTGGAGGATGCTGCGATGCTGTTGCGCGCCTACGGCTTCTACAAGCCCGATGTGCTGTTCGATGTGTCCCGCGCGCATTTTCCCTCATTGGTGCGTGAGCGGCGGCGCAAGCACCTGTTGGAACAGCGTGCCGTGTTGGACGAGCAGCGGCGCGCCTTGGATATGGAACTTGCGGAATTGGGGGGGGCGAGTGACTGATGCTTCCTGTTTTCTACCGGTATGTCGGGTTGCATGACGGCCGTGAAATGTGGGAGCCGGTTGCGTGGGCCTCATTACGGCTGGAATGGTTGTGGCTGGCCGTGTGCGGCAGATGCCATGCGCGCTTGGGTTTCCATGTCTGGCTGTACTGCATGGCGCGTGATGGAGAATTGCTGACTATGGATATGCTGCCAAGCGGTGTTGAGATTGTTTGATTAAGGAGGATTGAATCATGGGTTATTACAGTGATTACAGCGGCGGTTTCACCGTCAGCGGGCTCGGCTCGGATATCAATGTGGTATCAAACCGAGTCGAGGAGACGTTGGCGGATGACTCGCTGTCGTTCATGGTGACGCATGGCGACGGTGAAGACGTGTTCGACGTTGAGGTTACGTCGGATAGTACGAAGTGGTATGGGTGGGTTGATGATCTGAAGCGTTTAGACTGTCTCGTGCATTATGCCGGTGGGCGTCTCTCCGGTTGTGTGGAGCGTCATGGTGAGGAATGGGATGATCTGCAACGTGCCGTGTTCACCGATGATGGCGTGCGCGTGGATACGGCGAGGATAGTCTGGCCCGACGGGACTGACGTCTGATTTTGGGCGTGTCCTTGCCGACTGTGGTATGGTTTCTCATACCTGTTCCCCGCGCTTGCGGGGATGACCCATTGAAGATGAATGTTGATTTGTTCAACTTCGGAGCGTTCCCCACATTAGTGGGGTGATCCCTTGAAGATGTCCGCAGATTCGTTTGGGTCGCATAATGTTCCCCACGTTGGTGGGGATGATTCCGTAATTTGTATGGGATACATGGTGTTCCCCACTGTTGTGGGGTTAGCGTTAACCGCCCGTCCAATGCCTCATAGACGTTGGGCGGGCACAACATTATGGAGGTAAAACGATGTTTGTGATCCTGGATGATCAGGGCAATGAAGAGCGGCGCGTTGAGAAGCTGCCGAAGCTGGAATATGATCTGTCGCAGTGGAATGAGCCATATGACGAGCGCGGCGCGTATGTGACGGTTGGTGCGCGTGACCCGTGGGGTCATGTCGTGTCGATCACGACGAACAAGAGCGGCGAGGGCGAGTTCGAGTGGGTGGATCGCCCGTTCGGCGGCGAATGGCGTCAGACGCGCGGAACGTTGCAGTTCCAATTGTCCGATTCCGATCAGGGCGTGAAGAAGACGTTGAACAATCGTTGGAAGGCCGCGCACGTGCGTGGTGCCGATGATTGGGATGCTTGGCAGCAGGCGTTGCGCGAGTGTGACGAACAGGATAAGGAGGAACTGGGCCGCATGTGACTGTGCGGCAAAGTTGTTCAACGATGGCGGATGCGATATAATCGTGTCCGCCTTTCCTTTGTCTGGGGACTTCGCTGGCACGGCTTGCTAACAGTGCGACAGACTTTTCACGGGATTGCCATGCCTACGGTGGCACGGCACTTCATTGAGGAAACAAGGAAAGGAGTTTTCATGGTAAACGATCCGCGCTGCACGTGGGCCAAGGGGCGTGACGGAGACTGGATTATCCGCATCCCACGTCGAATGCAGGAAAGCTACGAAGAGGCTGGCGAAAGCGAATACGTTGTACATAAGGCCAACGGTGATACGCAGGTCGTGGGTGTCACCGGGTATAGCAAGCCTTTCACCGGCAGGGATGTGGTCGAATACGTGTTCGGCTATCCCAGGAAGGAGGAGCGCCGCTATCCCGCCCGGCGTGCCGGGCATCGTTGTGATTCGTGCGGGCGTCGCGGGGCGCATCGGGCGCATGATATGAGCGGTTTGCCTTGTTGGTTGTGCATGGGGTGTGACGATGGCTCGTACAGCGCCTTCTAGGCAACGTATATGCACAGTGCAGGGCCATGCGCAGTTGGAGCGCGCGGAGAGGCGCGCGAACAAGTGAAAGGATTCGGAATGGATGCTGGAGCATTGGTTCGTGATATCAGGGTGGATCTTCGCGAGACCCTGTGTGAGGCGCGTCTTCTCGCGCCGCGTGATGAGGGAAGCGATTGGCCCAGGGAGCTTCGTCTGAAGTGCCGCAAGGGTGCTATTAGCGTCGAGTTCGGTGACGGTTGGGTGAAGAGCAGCACGTTTTATGCGGATTGCGGCGGTGATTCGATTGTCCGCGTGTTCGATGACGTGGCAAGTCTTTACGCTTTGCGCAATGCGGCCAGGAGGCTGCGTGAGACTTCGCCGGGCTGGTGCGGGCCGAAACGCACGTATGCGATGCAGTTCGAACGGTTCAGTTACCTGTTCTGGCGGTTGAGTGGATTGAGGGGCTATATCGAGGAAGATTGCGGGTTGGTCAAAGCCGAACTCGACTGCCGGAGTCTTGTGAACGATATTCGCGAGGTGGTTTCATCCCGGTTGGCTGGTGATGCCGGTTCGGCCGGATTGGTTGAGCATGTCTCCGTTGATACGGGCGACAGCGACAAGGACGCCGACCATGTCAGGTTGAGCTTCGGCGAGGATTATATCGACGCGCTCATTTACAGCACTTGGCCCGGAAGGGAAAAGCCTTGGCAGCGGTATGAGGGTCGGTTCGATGATGTGATCACGTTGTTTGCGTTGCGCGAGGGCGTGAAGCGGGCCGCGCAGGAAGCCGACGAGAAATGCGATTTTTGGGAAAAGATGAGCTCATGGCCAGGCTTGGAATATCTTCCCCTCAAGCGTGCGGAGTGCTTGGTCTACTTTTTCCGCCAGCATATCTTCGGCGCTGTCCGAAACGCGTTTTCCATGCGTGCCCATTTGGAGAGTTTCGAGCATGACGTCGAGGTCGATTGTCGTGCTTGGCGGCATGATCCCGCGAATGCCGACATTGTGGCCCGTATCGATAATGATTCTGAAAATAAGGAGCGTGCGTGATGTGTGATGTGAATATCGTTGAGGAGAATGGTCGTGTGGTGTTGACTGCACCGTACTGCGAGGATGCAAACGCGGAGTATCGGAAACTCAACGGCAGATGGGATGCAGGTGAGAAGGTGTGGCGGTTCGATGCGCGTGATTCGGAGCGTGTGAAGGCCCTTGCCTCCCGGTTTTTTGGTTGGGAGGAACCGGACGTGGCTGGCCCGAAGGTCACGATTCGCGTTCATGCGAAACAGTTCAAGACGTTCGATGGTATCGTGTTGGCTAACCGTGAGCTGGCGTGTCGCCCCGATTGGGACAGTCCCGTGCGTTTGGCCGACAACGTGGTGGTTGTCGAGGGTGCGTTCGCGGATCGCAGTGGTAGGTCGATTATCGGCCGCGTGGATGACGACGTGGTTCTTGAGGTGCGTGACCTGCCGTATGGTGCGCTGCGCCTGTTGGACGAGGGTTCGTATGATCTGGTGGAGCCGGCTGATCGATTATCCTTGTTGCGTGGCGAGCGTGAGCGTCTGCTGAAACGGTTGGCTGAGATTGACCGTCTGTTGGGCGAAACAGAGAACGCTGCTTGATTGACCGGTGCCACGGGGTTACACTTTCTAATGAATCGAAGCCATTGCTAGATGCCTGAGATTCCTTTTGCTGGGCTGCGGACGTTGCAACGTCCGTGGCCCTCTCCATTTATCGGGCATGATTCTACCTATCAGACAGCCCCTTAATGCTGTTTCCTATGATTATGGGGCATTAGGGGGCTGTTTTGGTGCTCTTATTGCAACGTTTAACGTTTAACGTTTAACGTAGTCATAAGGTCATTCGCGCAGTGGTGTGAGTGGGAAAAACTGCGGGTAGCGTTGCAGCAAATACGCCCAGTCCGCCGCCCAGTAATTGCCCCTGTCGTCCGGGTAATGCCATGTTTTGACCTTGGCTGCGGCCTTGTTGGGCGTGCACATTAGGATTGCGCCGTTGGCGGCGCGGTAGGCTCCGGGTTTGGTTGGTTCGGCTTGCTGCATGGGCTACTCCCTGTTGAGTTTTACAAGCGGCAATTCGTCTTCGTAGGAGTTCACTAGCTGCTTCCAAGTCATCGATGATTGTGCTGTGCATGAGATGCGTATCCATTCCGGGCGCTTGTGGGTTTTGTCAAGGATGCAGACGAATTTGCTTCCGTACTGGCTTTCGTATTCTCCCAGCTCCTTGGGTTCAGGGTATTGCTTGGGGAAACGTTCGGCGTGGTCGAAGTATTCCTTGTTGAATCGCCATTCGCCTTCCTGTTCCATGCTTACGATGATGGTGTTGTCGCCGTAATCCGGTTCTATTACCTTCAGTACACGGTATTTGAGGTTGTTGGTGGAGATGATGGTGTCTCCGTTTTCGATCTTGTTCCATTCGGTGATGGTCTGCGTGATGGGTTCGCTCATTGGTGTTTCCTTTGCTTTGAAGAATTCAGGGAACATGGTATAGAGGTATTCGTCTCCCCGTAGGGACGTGATGACGATGCGGTTGAATTTTCTGTCGGTCATGGGTTTCCTTACTCCATGGATGCAGGGGGCTCCGTGAATGAGGGGGCGGAGATTCGCAGCATGGCTTTATTGCCGTTCGGGTATTCGACGGCGTATTCATGCACCGTGACCGTTAACGTATGGTCGTCTTTGACTTCTACAGAGCCTTTGAAGGTGTGTTTGGTGCCGTCTTTGGTTTTGAAGTAGAGCTGGCGTTCCGGTGGCTCCTGTTGTTCCTGTGGTTTGGAGAGGTTGGGGAACAGTTTTTTGACGGACTCGCTGTTGGCGTCCACCGTGCAGATGGTGCCGATGACGGTGCCGGTGAAGGGCAGGTCTACGATGGTGTCATCCATTGGTTTCACTTTCTTTTGCGTTTGCTGATGCCGTTTACCTGCATGGTCGGATACTTGCGTTTGACCGCTTTTCTGACCTTCTGTTTTTCGGCTGGCGTGCCATGCTGGGCCACACTGGATAGTGCGGCGCGAGCGTGCGCCCTATCGTTGATCGGGTACTTGCGTTGTGATGGTATGGCGAACTGGCTTGATTTCATGCGTTTACGGCCACGAGACGTGAGCTTAGCCATCATTCCTCGCTTTCCTTGTCACTCGACTGTTACTTTCCCGCAGACAACGGGGATGCGGGCTATCGCGTAATCGGCTTGCATGCATTCCACGCTGATGCCTTCTTCGCAGCTGACGATGTTGCTGATGTCGCTTCCGTTGATTGTGACGGCCTTGCCTATCGTGAGTTCGACCGGCGCGGTGTTGAACGGTTGTTCCTCTTGATCTGCGAGGGCGCGCACGAGTCTGGTGTTGTGGTCAACTTCTTCTTGCAGTCGGCGCATCAGATCGTTGGCTTCGCGCCGCCATTCGACGTGGCTTTTGTGCGCCTGTTCGTATAGTCCGCGCCAGAACCAGGCTTCGGTGGATTCCACATGGTCATATCTCGCGGGCTGCCATGGGTGTTTGACTGGCGTGCTGATGTTCATTGCCGTTCCTTCCCTAATAGGTTTTTCGTGAGTTCCGGTGTTGCCAATGTTGGTTTGACGCCGTTGTTCACCCAGTTTTCGATTGTTTGTTTGGTTTCGGTGTCCTCTTCTGCGGCGGTTGGTGCCAGACTGTGCGGTGGTGTGGAGAATGTCGCCAGAAGGCGCATGGTGTTCCAATACTGTTCCGTTATTTCATCGATGATGGCGTGTATTTCATTCTTGGATGGTGGTTGGCTGCTCATTGTTGTTCTTCCATTGGTCGTTGATGATTCCGGCTTCGTCCATGCCGTGCATGATGTCGCCCACAAGATAGGGCAGTTCCTCGTTGGAGAGTCTGATTCGTGTCTTGCGCCCGTGGGTGATGTCGATGTTGTGGAACAGTTGGGCGACATGCGTGGCCTCGTGCGCGCAGATTTCAGGTTGAGTGTGGCCTTCGGCGAGGAATATGAGCGCGTGCGGGCAGGTCAGATGATCGGGCGTGATGTCGTTGGTTTCGATATGGCCCATGAAGGTGACCGCCTCCGTGTCCGTGAAGTCGGCGACGCTCATGTCAAGTCCTTTTGTTCCGTCGCCGGCCTCGTAGATCTGGTACAGGGTGGCGGCTTGGCGCATTTGTGTGAGCGTCTGGTATTCACGGAACTCAATTTCGCGTGCGATGCCGCTCATTGATGTGAAGAACGTGGTGGAACGGTAGATTTCCGCGAGTTCGCCTTCCTGATTGCATTTCAGGGTGTCGCAGGTGCCGGTGTTGTCGATGTGGCCCATTGCGTGTTTGCTCCTTAGTCGATGTCGAGTTGGGGTTCGATGAAGTCGGGTGACGCCATGGCGGCTTTCATTTGGCGTGGCGTGGTATGGCGGATGATGTCGATGACTTCCCTTTCGGTGATGCCGCATGGGCCCAATGCCTTCATTGTTTCGTCAACGCTCATGCCTTGTTGGTGCCATTTGATGATTTTGTCCCTGAGTGCCTTGCTGGTCATTCCTGCCGCCCTTCGCGTCTTTGACGTGGTAGTAGTTGCAGTTGCGGCAGTATTCGATGGTTTTCTGTTTGGGCTGGTCGTTGAATATGCTCGTGAGCTTGTCTTCGACCATGCCGATTGTCTGTTCCGCCGCCTCACGGCTCGTATAGCAGAGCAGGTTTGGATTGCGTGCGCAGTACTGGCAACCGTCCTTGCGGATCGTTTTGCGCGCGTAATTGTCGTCGTTGTTGCTCATTGCTTGGTTTTCTCCTGTTCTTCACTATGGTTTCGTTCTGCTATGAGGTGCCAGATGCTGTCGATGCTGCGTTTGCTGCGCGTCGCCAGAAGGTATGCGTCGGAGAGCCTGTAGGTTTTATGCCCGTCCTGTTCGCCTTGGATGGGTAGTTGGCCCCGGTCGGCCCATTTGCGGATGGTGGTCTTGCCCGTGAGGATGCCGCAGTCCGCGAGCTTCTGGTGGATTCCGGTGATGGTACTGGTGATGTCCGTGTCCAAAAGGAGTTGGCGTTGGCGTTCCCGGAGGGCGTTGACCGTCCATTCGCTGCCGCAGGTGGGGCATTTCACGCTCGTCTGCCCGTCCGCCACCCTCAGGCTCGTGTTGCAGGGCTGGTTATCGCGCGTGTAGCCGGGGCATGGGCCTAGGATGATGGGCTTGTCCTGTTCGGGGTCGAGCAGTTGTTCGGCCTTGATGCGCAGTTTCGTGAGTATGCGCAGATATTCGGGTGTTGCGCCGTTTTCCATGAGGTGGTTGTTGGCGCGGATCGCGTGGGCGAGCTGGCGCACGGTGTGCAAGTGGATCGTGTTGACTTGCAGACATGTGGCGTACCCGTAGAGTTCGGGCTTCAACTCGGTTTCGAGGAAGTCGAACATCACGGTGTTGACGGGCAGTGGCGCGGTGGCGCGCCCCGCTCCCCCGCCGCCCTGATTGTTGGCGGTGTGCCGGTAGGCCTTGTTGATGTTGGCCTCTAGGTCGGGGCCTGTGCGGTCGAACCATTCCAAAAGGTCTGTGAGCCGGCGTTGGCAGTCAGTGCAGAGCTTCTTGGTTTTACTGCTGGTGGGGTTGACGCAGTTGCAGCAGCGGATGGTGCTTGTGGTCAATGGGTATGCTCCCGCCCGGCAATGGCCGTTGGAGCATACCCGTTCTTTATATCACTTGTCTCACCGGTTGTCTCAGCTTGGCGTGGTGCGCTCTTCCGCCCGTATGAGCTGTTCCACGGCTGTGATGCACCCGGCGAGGTCATTGTCCTCCAATGCCTTCCAGAAGGGTGTCGCGTCGGCCCAGTTGGCTTCTGTGAGCTGGTCGAGCATGTCTGCCAGTCGCGCGCAGCCGCCGAGCGGTATCCATGTGACCATCGCGGTGGCCTCGCCTAGGCCATGTTCGCCCTTGGTGTGGTTGAGATACCATAGGGCCTTCCTCAAGTCCTTTACCGGCTGGCCCTTGAGCTTGTGCCGCCACACGTATTTGATCGCGTTGCCCATGCAGAAGTCGTACAAGCCGGATAGTTCGATGCACTCGAATGGGCCTTGCCCGTAATGCTGCGGGTGGTTGATGTCGCTCATTTCGATTCCAGCTTTCTGAATGGCACATAGCGCGCCGCTTTATCGTCGCCCATTGCGCACATTGTGCCGTTGGCTTCGTCAAGCACCGACCATTCCAAGTCGTTGTTGAGGCTCCATATGGCATTGTCGCGATCCCGGTACACGCCGGACGTGGTCGGCAGCGACATGCCGTCGTCAGGGTGAAAAAGCTTGTTGAGTTGCTCGCAGACCTGTCCGGCGATGTTTCTTGGCATGGACGTGAAGGTGATGAGGCCTGATTCGTCGGTGAACCCTATCCTGACTAGGTCGCCCATTTGAGTGACATGGCTTTCGTTAATCATCGACTTCCACCCTTCGGAATGGGTAGTACTTATTCGCTTCGCTTTCCGGAAGCGCTTGCATGTCAAATCCGCCTTGGGCGATGCTGTACCATTCCCCGCTATCGGTCAAAATCCATAGATCGTTTTCCTTGTCTCGGTAGAAGCCCGGTTCTGTAGGCAGCGGCAATTCCGTTCCCCGTTTTATTCTTTTGGTGATTTCTTCCGCGATTGTCTCAGCCATATAACTGTTTATGACGGCCTTGAATGTCACGCCTTCGCTCAGGTCGCTTAATGTTAGGCGAATGCCTTCCGTGGTTTTTTCAATATCAAAGCAGTTAATCATTGTTGTCGTCCTTTCCTTACGCCTGTTGTTTCGCTATTTCCCTGCTGTCGTGCATTCGCTGTTGTTCGCGGAGTGTTTTCTGCACGATGACCTCCTGCACTTCCCGGTCGCTTATTCCGTACATTTCCTGCAGCAGGTGGTGGCAGATTTGTGTGTCTGCCATTTCCTCAACGAGGTTGGCTCGCGCGTCCTTGCCTCGGAGCATTTTCGATATGGCTTGGATCAGTTCGGCGTTCTCCTCCATGCAAATGACGCTCATCATGGTCGGCCCGTGGTGGATGATGCTGTCCGACCAGACCTTTTCCAAGTCGGGCTTGCGTTTGCCGTGCTTCCTGAAGAGTCGGCGCAGTCGTTGGAATATTCCGGCGATTCTCTTTGTCATAGCTGTATTCTCCTTCGTGCGGCGTTGAGTGCGATGCGCGCATATTCGCGACAGATGTTCATTGATAGGCCGTCGCTGACCTTGCGTCCGTGGCGTATCGCCAGCGCCGCGTCTTCTATCTCCGCTTCGGTGGGTTCGGCGCAGCGTCCGGCCACGTATCCTTCCATGTGGGCGATCCACCGGAATGGGTCGCCATCAGAATGAGCGTCGGCGTATTCCTTGGCTTCGGTTCCGGCGATGCTCATGCGTACTCCTTCTCGGTTGCGTTTCGCGCGGCGTTTAACATTGCTTCGGCCATGGTCAGGCATTCGTCCTTGCGGCTTGTTTTCATGCCAACCCATTCGCCGTAACGCTTGGTTTGGGCGTATATTTGGGCGGCTGCTTTGATTTCCTCTTCTGTGGGCTTGCGGCTTATCCACTGTTCGTAGAGTTCCCGTTCTCTCTCGCTCGGGCGGAGGTCTTTTTCCAGATAGGTGAGGCTGTAGATGCTGTTGGCGTGAACCATGGCCCACAGGAGTTCCGATGCCGGGCGGCGACGATAGGATTGCGCCCCGAAGCTGGGGCTTCCGTACATTTTGACGAGATACTTGCCGGTCGAGTGCGGTACGAGAACTTCATTGATTTCACGTGGGATCAATGATTGTTGCTGTAGCTGCTGGGCGAGTTCGCGCGTGGTGACCAGATAGTTCGCGTCCCCGTAGAAGGTCAGTCCGTGGCCGCTGGTGAAGTCGGCCATGCAGGATTTGACCTCGTAGCAGGAGAATGTGCCGCATTCCACGCTCGTTGGTTCTATCGCATAGTTCGGGGTGAACGGTTTGAAGCTCATGAAGTCGATGCGACGTTCCTGTGGGGTGCCTTTGTCGAACGATACTTCGCGGCTCCAGAACAGGCCTCGGCTGCTTAATCGTTTTTCCAGCAGCTCCGACAGCATGGTTGTGGTTTCCTGACGGTTCTGCTTGCTCATTCCTGTTCCTTTCTTGTAGTGTCGATTCGTGTCATCGGCAGGAATATGCTGTCCGGTGCTTTTGCCGTGTACATGACGATGAAGTTCTCGTCCAGACACTGCCATTCGTCGGGAGTGTGCGCCCAGAGGTGGCCGTGGTTGTCCCGATACAATCCGTATTTCTGTGGTATCGGCCCCGTGTTCGCGAAACGTCTGATTTTCTCCGCCAGTTGCCGGCATAGCTCGTATGCCTGTTCTGGTGCCATGTCGAGGACTAGCAGTTCGGTTTCATCGTTTTTTACGTATTCGATTTGCGTTTTCACGGTGTCGAGTGCCGTCCGTGATTCGATTTTCTTTATCTGGTGTTTTTTGATCTGCATCAGACGATCCTTTTCCCGTCCAATTTCACGCTCATTTCATCGCCGTATTCATTCCTGACGTACCGGCGGATATATCTGAGCGTTTCGATGAATAAGTCCCTTTGAGCACGGAACAAATCCCTTTGCTCGCAGACGGTTAGAAAGCAGTGGTTTTCGTGCGTGTATCCGATCCATGTGATCGTGAGCGTGGCGTACAGGATCGCATAGTTCACGTATTCGATCTCGCTGCCGTTGACGGCCCTGATGATGTTGTATATGGTCATCAGCGCGTATAGCACGACGATTATGAGGTTCAGCCATTCCTCTTTCAGGAATGGGCGGAATCGGTTAGACAGTCGTTTGATTCTGGTTTTTACTGTTTTCAATTTCTTCCCTTTTCATCAAAGCGATTGCGTACAGAGTGCTGGCGATTGAACGCAGGGCGTAGTATTGCATGGCCCTGTAGTCGCTTGCCGCCTCTTTTTCGAACATGAGCCTTTTCAGGTCTTGCACCGAGTACTTGAGCACTTGATCCCTTATTTCGGGAATGCTTGTACCATCGTCGGCGTCACTGGTCATTGGGGTCTCCTCCGTAGTAGGCGTATGGGTTGGGGATTGATATTGGCGTTTCCCTGACTTTCTTGATGGCGAGCTCCGCGCCTTTCAAATATGCATTCGTCACGCATTTGAGCAGCCATTTTCGGAAGAGGCGTTCGGCATCGGCCCGGTGTTCGACGCCGTAGAGTTTCCGGTACTGCGGGTCGCCGTGCATGACGGTGACGAAGATGCGTTCCACGGTCTGCGTATCCACTGCAAGTGCCCCGCAAACCGATTCTTTGGGGTCGTCAACGGGTTTTCTGGTTGAACTTGGGTCATTGTTCATGTCGGGTGTTTTCCGCCCGTCTAAGGACGGTTTATGATCCTCGGACTGATTCTCGACCTCCAACGGCATCGAACCTGAATAGCCCTTCCGCCCGCGTATCCACGACATGAGCCGGTTCACAAGGCTCAATTCCGACACCGATAGCTCGTTGTCCGCCTTGAGTTCCGCCAAGTGCTGGATCACCTCGTCCAACGCCATGTCGCGTTGGGTCACGTTCACAGCCATGATTTCCTCCATCCCTTCTGATTGCGGCTTACGCCGCCCCACATCCCGCACGTCGAGTAGCCCTCGAAGCGATGCGTGTCCGCGTATTCGCCGCACTGCCGTCTGACCGGGCATTCGCGGCAGAAGCGTGCCGCCATGCGCTTGTCGGCGGCTTTTTTGGAGAAGAACAGTTCCGTGTCCACGCCACGGCAGTTCGCGTGTTCGCGCCACCCGCTCATTGGGTCACCTCCCGTAGTGCCGCCTGTTCGCCTAGGCCTTGGAAGCGCAGTCGCCGGTAGTTCCACGTCTGCGATTCGTCCAACCCGTTGGCCTCGGCCTCGCGGCCTATGTCGGCCTCGCTGGGCTTGCCCCTGTTGCGCGGCTTGGCCTTCGGGTTGCGGCGTATCCAGCCCCGCCACTCCTGCGACCAGTCCGGGCTGCGCCGGTGGTTGCGTCGGTTGAAGGCCACGAACCCGGCCACCTCGTCATCCGGCTTGACGCCCATCGACCTCGCAAACTCCATGTCCGCCTTGCTCGGCGTCCAGTCGTGGGGGATCTCGGAATCGGAATCTGAATCTTGTTGTTGTTGTTCGTTTTCGTTTTCGCGCGCGGAACTTACGTAAGTTGAACAACAACAAGAAGTATTAACTTCCTCTTCCTTATTCCCCTCCTTATTCCTTATTCCAGCGAGAATTTTTCCGGAGCCCTCACGGAGCCCTCCAGAATTTTTCTGGAGCCCTCCAGAATTTTTCTGGAATATTCCAGAAGTCTCAGAATCGTTGGAATCACGCGGTTCCGTTTCATCGGGCCTCGGAAGATCGGAGCGTGACGGCTTGTTGATCTTCTGGTGTTTGTCCCAATTCGTTAAATAGACAAGCTGCTTCGTTTTGCCTAATACTTTCGCCTCGTAAATCTGCGCCATACCCAGTTCGGACATTTTCTGGAGGCCTCCAGTAATTTTCTGGAGGGTTCCAGAAGCATCCTTCGCAAGACGATGCGCGAACAGATCGGACGCGATGTACACGGGGTCGTACACGCCGACCCCGTTATCATCCACGTAGTTCAGCAAACCGATGAACAACAGCTGCTCGAAGTCGCTCAGGCTCGTGAAGTCCTCACTGCGCCACATGGACGGCTTGATCGTCCGAATACGCATCAGACACCTCTTTTAATTCATTTCTGCAAGAATCGAAGCGGCTATGCCGACCATCATGGCTATGCCAAGCACGGGCACCAAGGCCGCTAGGAAGATTCCGGTTGCGGCTTCCAACCGATTCGACAGGTCGTCGTTGTCGAACAGCCAATAGAAAACGAGCGACATGACCCAGCAGACTCCGGAGCCTATGAGGCAGAAGAACACCGCGATCAGCGTCCCGGCGACAAGCATGTTCTCCATGATCAGAAACCTCCCCTGTCAGTCACCATCACCGCGATGCCGCTATCGGCCGCACACAGCGTCGCTCCGCCGAGGAACACACTGGCGGCAATCCCACCATCCGGGGTGTGCAGTAGTCCGAACATGTTTCCGAACCATGTGATGAACAGGAGCACGTGGAAAGCGAACAGGAGAAGCAACCCGAGAACGATGATCGTCCTGCGCACCCATTTCATATCGTCTTTCATATGAAGTCTCCTTTCAGAATGTGATGTCTTCCAAGCTTGTGTGCGTGGCCGCGTACCGGTTCCATGCGCCCAACACCTCACGGCTTGTCGTGCGGCATCCGACCGCGTATTCACTGCCGCCGCACCGGCATCTGACGCACCACCCGTAGGTGGGGATGCGAATGCCGCGAATACGGTTGCCCCTGTGGTTCCAATCCCATTCGATGATGTATTGGGATGCCGGGAACGAGACGGTCAGGCCATAGTGGATGCTGGTGAACGGCCCCATCCGTTTCCGATAGGCGAGGCGTGGAATGCTGCTGCAACCGGGGCATGGGAGCAGTCTCAGCATGATTCCACCTCCGGCAGTTCGCCAGCTAGAAAGCCCACGCAAATGCCGCCGATCATCACCACTATGGAGAGCATTATGATCGCTCCGCCGACGCAGTAGAGTCTCATGCCCAGATCGTCATTATCGGCGATTAACGCGCACAGGCCTGCGATAATGACGAGACCACCGACCGCAGCTATGGTTAGCACGATTATGATTAGCGTGTTCATTATTTACTTCCGATCCATGCGATGAATACGATTGCCGCCAATATCAGGACGAACACCACGGTTTCCACTAGACCCGCACCCACACCTTGTAGTCTTCATGCCGTTCGCAGTACGCTTTCAGGCCCAACAGCCACATCCCGCATTCCTTGACGCTGCCCCACGTGATGAGCAGTCCATCCTTGTCGCGGAAATACAGGTCTTCCAGCACGTATTGTGGTGTCTTGTCCATTTCCTCGAAGGCCTTATTGACCATCGCGGCGACTTCCTTGCCTGTATGCCCGTCCATATCGTCCAAAGGATGCACGTTGTAGGCTGTGAGCAGACGGGAATAGTTGCTTGTTATATGGGATCGGACGCCGTAGTAGCATGGGTCGTACGGCGAGTAGTCCTGTATTTTCTCTTCCCACTCGCCGCAGCACTTGTCGAGCAGTGTTTCCGCTACGTCGGGGTGTGCCACATAAACGTCGTAGCTCATTGGTTATTCCTCTCCTGTCATTGGCGTGAGGGCGATGGTCGCGCCGATTGGATGTTCACGGTCTGCGTAGAGCTTCAACACAGTGTTGAAACCGTAGATACGGGAGTCTTCGACCATGACGCCGCCCTCCTGTAAACCGTCGTTGACGGCGCGCACCAGCTTGTCCAAGTCCCCGCCGCCACGGGCTTTCGCTGTTTTCGTTGCCGGCACCTCGAACATTGGTTTCTTCGGCCGTGGCATACGGAACACGATGCTTTCCATCAGGGGACAGTCGTAGGGCTTCAACCCCTCGGCCCGCATGACCGCGTTCGCGGTCAACGCCACGGCCCTCTGCCAGCCGTCCAACCGGTCATCATCCGGCATGGCGCGGCCGTGGCCTACGGTGTAGGGTTTCACACTGCCCTTGGTTATCGGCAGCATGTGCTGCACCGAACAGGTGAATATGCGCCCATTGTTCGTTTCACTCATTTGGACTCCAGTCAACGGGGTCGGAACACCGGTCGTCGGCGTCCTCGGTCAGTTTCTCCAACTCGCATTCCGGGCACGGGATAAGCCGGAACGGATATATCGGGCACCCGTGTATCGGGCACAGTTCACGGTCGGGCGGTTCCTCTTGGATCAATGGGTTCAATGCCATGAGAAGAACATCTCCCCGCTTGGTCTGATCAGATATCGCGGCCCGCGATTGAACCTCTCCCACAGTTCGACATCACTGTGGTGGAGCGCGGAACGGAACGAGGGGTGCTCGCAGAACACCTTGTACAGGATTCGGAATTGCCATTCCATCATCGCGGGTACGCCCTCGCCATCACACGGCATTCCCTGACCGCGATGTAATCGGGGTCTTTCTGCCAGTCGAACCGCATGTCCGGGTGCAGCTTTTTGAAGCGGAGGCGCACGTAGTCCATGGCGACGCACGCCGTCTCATAGCTGCTGAACTCGAACGGCAGTCCCACCCACTCCCCCGTCTGCTTCTCGGTAAGCAGCAGTTCGGTGAGTGCGGCCATGCGTTCGCAGGACTCATGCCAGCTGGGGTCGTCAGAAGGCCGGGTCATCATCCACCCCCGATTGCGGTGCCGACCACGGGTCATTCGACGGCGTGGCAACCGCCTGCTGGCTGAACGGATCGCTTGGCGTGGCCGGGATGGGCGGCTGGGCCGACTGGTTTGGCGCGCCGAACGTTGGCCCGTTCTGCGTGAAACCAGCACCAGCATTGTTGTTCTGGAAGCCTTGATTGTTCTGGTAGCCGCCGCCTTGGAAGCCCTGACCGGTCTGCTGGCGTTGAACCTGAGCCGTCGCATAACGCAATGACGGGCCGATTTCATCCACCTGCAACTCCAAGGCCGTACGCTGCGAACCATCCTTCGCCGTATACGAGCGCTGCTGCAAACGGCCCTGCGCTATCACGCGCATACCCTTGCACAAGGTTTGCGCGCAATGCGCGGCCATGTCACGCCAAGCCGAGCAGCGCAGGAACAACGCCTGACCATCCTCATACTGGTTCGTCTGACGATTCCAGTTACGCGGCGTGCTGGCTATCGTGAATGAAGCCACGTTCGAACCGTTCTGCAACGTCCTAAGCTCAGGGTCGGCGGTCAGATTACCCACGATGGTGACAACAGTCTCCCCAGCCATCACACACCAGCCTTCACATCAGCATCATAGACCAGCTTCATGCGGGTGAACGGGAAACGACCAGCCTCGCGCGAAGTCTCAAGGAACTTCACAGGGCCCTGAGCATAGGAAGGAGCGTACCCGCCGTTATGATCCGTGATCGGCCTATAGTTGTACCCGTCGTAATACCAGACGCTGCCGGTAGCGGCCTTCCACAATCCCGGCTTGTCGGGGATTCTGTCGCCATTGAGGTTCGGGTCGTCAACGGACGTGGTCGCCTCAACGGGCTTCTCCATGTAGAGGATCTTCGTGAACGGGAACAGGCGCTCACGGCGGGCGATACGCATGAACATGTCGGCATTCACCGGACTGCCATGCGTGTAGTTCCCATCCTTGTCCCTAATGGGAGTGAAGCACGCGCCGTCGTAAACCCAGACGCTATCATTCCCAGCGCGCCAGAAACCCGGAGTGAAACCATTCGCCTTACTGTTGGCCGCAACGTCTTCAGCTTCCTTAACGGGCTTGTCCTCCGATGGGCCCTCAGGCCCTTTGGGACAACGGCGTTCCTTCTCGCGGGTCGCGTAGTCGAACACCCAAGTAATCGTTCTGATAGAGACACCGTAGATGTAGCACCAGCACCAGTCGAACTCGTTCACATGGGAGGCGGGGCCGCTGAGCTTCTTTTCCTCATCGTTCACATGGAAGAAATGCACGATATCGCCGTCACGCACCTGCTTCCAGTCATCGATGCGTTCTTTTTCCTTCGGACGGCTATTCAGGAAGGATATTGAGGCTTCGAAATTATTCTCATACACTTTCAGGTTCTTCACCCGGAAGTGGTCATCGTACTGGCCGTCGATCAAAGCCGGCAGTTTCTTCCCGCAGCAATCAACTATCAGCACGGATTCCTTCGGAGCCTTGCAGCCATTGAAGAACAAGCTGAGAAGATCGAGGTCGCCAAGCTCGTGAATCATCTCATGCAATTCACCCATGTAATGGCCTACCTTGATTACATCGTCCTTATCCTTTTCGACGTCGAACACGGCCCACATGCCCGGCTTCGCATCCGCGTATTCAACTTGCTTGCTCATTGCTGTTGTCCTTCCTTTGCCGCCTGAGCGCGCTGCTGCGCGATGGCGTTCATCTGCTTGGTCAAATATTTGATGACCGTCTCCGCCTGAATATCGTTCAGATCACTGGCCTTCTCGATAGGCTGGCCCGCCAAAGCCGCCAAATACAGGGTGCAAGCCTGCAACCGGTCGGTCACTCCCAACGAGTGGAATAATGCGTTGATCGACTGCGACTGCTGGGTTGTGCTCGGCTTCGGCTGACGCTCCTGCTGCTGTGGCACGTTCGGCATCTCGTCCGTATCGTCGGCGGCGATACCGAACGTGAGCTGGATGCTGTACCTTTTCGCATAGCTGATGCCGATGCCGTCCGCCTGAGCGGGACTGTTGCCGCCGGCAGACCTCACACGCACATGCCCCGACGGTTCAGACCAACCCTCGTTCGGATCAGGCCTGCCGTCACCTTCGGGAACATGACGCCACTGGGTGACCATGACCAAGGTGGGACGAACCGAACCATCCTCCCAAGGCCAGTCCATGACGATCTGATCGTTCTTGATTTCGATGGGGTCGAACAGCTCATGCACGACGCGAAGCGTGTCGGCAAGGCTTGCGTAGTTGTAGGAGAAGCGGCCCGCGTTCGCGGTCTTCGACTTCTCAACAATTGGAGCCGCCATCAGAGTTCACCGCCGTTGTCGAGCAGCAGCTGAGATTCGGGCAGTGTGCTGCGCTGCCAGATTTCCGCGACCTTGCTCTTATCAGTGGTGAGGCGCAATTGCGGGCCGCGGCTCGAACCCATCTCCACGCCGTCAGGCAGTTCACCGGTTTCCTCGATGACCTTCTCAAGGAACGCCTTCTTCAACGCCGTCTCCTTGGGGTACGGCACCGGGTACACGTCATCGTCGTAGCCCTTCGAATGCAGCCAGTTCGCCAAGGCGAGCTTGTCCTTCACCCTCGGATCGGTGGAACCGTTGCCGCGCGTCTTCTCCAAACGCCCGTACACCTGGCCGTCGATGACCACGTTCAACGATTCGCCCGAGTCGAGCTTGTCATCGAGGTACCGGTCGTAGCTTTTCTCCAATGCGGCGGCGCGATCCTTGATGGCGCGCAGTTTGAACTTCCTGCCGGCCGCTTCTGGGACGCTGATGTTGCCGTCCATGATGTCGCTGATTTCAATGTTGTCGCTCATAGGTAGCTCTTCCTTAGAAATAGTTCGATTGTCTTGTCGTTGTCCGGCTGTTCGCCGGTCAACTCGGTCAGGCGGTTAGTCAGCCGCTGGTTTTCCTTCCACAGTTCCTTGATGGTGACCTCGACCTTCTCCAAGAGGTCATCGACCTCCTGAATGTCGTAGCCCTCGCGGATCCTGTGCGTCTGGAACACCGCCTGTCTCACGTCGTTGGGTGTCAACAGTGCCGGGTTACTCATTTTTTATTCCTCCCATGGCGGGCATATCTGGTAGAAGCGTTCCCTTGCCGCGTCTGATGCGAGAACCTTCTTGCTTCCCTGCTTGCGGAACAGGTCGCCGTAATCCCGTTTCAAAGCGTCCGGGCCGACGTTGAGGCGTTCGCACGCCGTGCGCTGACCCCACACCTCGAACGGGACGAGCACCTGTATCCGGTCATCGCCGCGCCTTCCCAACATGCACCTCCCACTGGTGGTAGACTGTTCATTGGATTCCTTTCTTATGGATTGATTTCTCGGGAGAGACCTACAGGGCAAACGTCGCCGCAACGACGCCTGCAAGGCCTCTCTTCTTTTTGCGTGGACGGTGACCGAGTCGAACGGTCTCCCGGTCTTACGCCGCACGCCATGACCATCGTGCGATCCAACCGGGGGCAAACCTGCCCCTCCCGTAGTTGGCGGGCTGTATGCTCAAACAACCCAATGCCATGCAATCGAATAATTTGAACCCGCCAACCGGTGTTAACGACTGTCCTTGTCGCACGCCCCCAACATCACCGGTGACAACGTGGATACGCGCAAGCACCATGTCCCGTAATGGTTTATTGATTGTTTGCGAATATCCGATGACATTGAGGACAAGCCTTTAACCTTTGCCTCCGGCATGTCCGCCGGCAAGCACCGCAGCGAGCAGTATGGCGAAACCGGCCAGGATCATGCCCGCGAGTCTCTTGAAGTCCCTGTACGCGCAATTGTCATGCGCGACGATCTGCTGGCCGAGCTCTTCGAACCGCGAATCGATACGCCTCATACTCAAACGGTCGCTGATTGTCTGGTTGTTTTGTTCCGGCATCTTGCGCCTCCGTTAATGTGATTGTGGACAGGGTGAAAGGAGTGGATGTTGACTTGGGTGGATTGGGCGACGTTCGCCTTCTCCGGACTGTCGTTCATCGGCCTCGTATGGCAGATACTCCGAACCGAGGGATCTGCGCCGATAGTCAACTTCGGGATCAGCGCGAACATATTGGACGCATCCGGGCCTCGCGTCGTATTCGACGTGAACATTTCGGGAGTGGAGGGCGCGATCCCATACGACCTCACGCTTTCCATCGCGGAACCCGGCCGCATCGAGGAACACCCGCTCAACACGCTCAACGCGGTGAGCCTGGGCAAGGACGCGAGAATGTACGGGCGCTTCTCCATACCGGAAGGGCATACGGCCACGGTTCTCCTCAAGTACGTCACGCATTCGAAGATTCTCAGAAAACCGGTGCAGCAGGCATTCAGGTATACCATTGAAACGCCTACCATATTCTGCCGTCGCTGGAGATTATCGCATGATACGGGTCATGAGCCCCATAGAACACACACCGGGCCAAAGGCTCCCCTTCGTTTTCCGGGGACTGTTGAGCTTTGGCGTTGGGATCATCCCGTTCGACTGCGTTCCCTTCTCCGACTTCCGGTCGGTTACTGGGAGTCACAGACACCGGATGATGTTCTTCGCATACCATCGGACTCGGCCTCATATTCATTGAGTTCACGCGCCTCACGATGCTTGACATCCATGCGCCAAGAATCAGTATCCCAGCGCTCTGCATGACATCGATCGCGCACTGTGCCCAACCCGCCATCATGCCTTGACCTCCTTTCCAAGGAACTTGTTCACGAAATACTGCTGGCCCTTACCGGTGATCTTCGGTGTCTTGTTGACGGTGATATGACCATCGGAATGCTGCACGTTCGTCTCCTTGATGAAGAACAAACCCAATTCCATGCTCTTCTGCGTGGGCATGTTGTAGTCCGTGCCCTTGCGGCGGATCAGATACCCGTTGTCACGAAGCCATTGGAACAGGCGGTTGCCGCCGATATCGATACCGTTTCCTTTGAGGATCTTCGCAAGGTCACCCACGAGGATCGTGGTGTGACTGGCGGCGACGGAGTCCGCAAACAACACCTTGGGCTTCTGCGCCTCAACGGCGCGTTCGGCCTCCAAACGCTTCGAGCGTTCCTCCTTCAGATTGGTCGCCAAGCGGATGATGGTGTCCGGGTCGGATAGCACCTCTTCGACCTTCTGCGGAGTGAGATACCCGCCATGCTTACGGATCTTGGGCAGCACTTCGTGCGTTACACAGCGCTTGAACTCTCTGGCCTCCGGCTTACGGCTGCGAAGCACCAGCGAATAGAGGCCAGCTTCGCTGACAATGAGCGGAGCGCGACCACCATTGCTCCCAACCTCCGTATTGGGGAGGTTGGTGATTTCACTTAGTTCATCATCTTCAAGTGATTCACGAAGATGGTTGGTGGCAATTCCAAGCACGTCGCATACGTCCTTGGCGACGAACCAAGGTTCGCCTTGCTGGTCGGTGAGGGTGCGCACCTGCTCGCCCTTGAAATCGAAAACCTGAATATTGTTATTCATTGTGACATTACCTAACAGTGAAAGGAGGTGAACATGAGCAAGCATCTGGTCGTTGACAATTTCGACATCGAACTATGTGACGAGTCGTTCGATGCCGAGAAAGCCATGCAGGAAGGCGAACCATTCCAAATCAAAGGGAAAGTCGATGATTATGGAGAGCAGACCATAAACATTAATCCGGCTTCGATTGGATGGTGGATGATCGCAGAAAAGCGGCAATCCGCACCAAGGCGCATCTACTGATGCATCTCACCGGCGCGCTGGCTACGGTCGGCGCGCCTTCTCTATCGCGCGTCCAAGCAGCTCATGCAATCGCTCCGCCGCATCAACTTTCATGTCAATGCTCGCCATCGGACGCCCCATCAATGTGTCGTTGATCCCATACGAGTCGATCTGGATAATGGTTTCCGTACCGGAAGGCTTTACCTTGATGACGAACGGAACGCACGCCACCTCGGCGTTGAACTTGAACTCTGTAACGTTATCGCTCATTCCTTCACCTCGCATTCCTTGTTGAGCGGTTCCATTCGCAGGCTCTGCGGCGCATACCCGTCGAGATACGCAATCGCGAACTTCTGCCCGCCGATGCAAACGGTGCCGGTCGCCATCTCGCCACTCAGGTCGCCTTGCGGCCCGGTATCGCAACCAGCCAAAGGCAGCAGACAGGCTGCGACGGCGCACATTGCGATGATTCTCGCCTTGCTCATCTCCTCGCCTCCGTTTCCTTTCCAAGTCTGATGAATGCGAGAATGAGACCACCCAACACAAGAAAGGAGGTGACAAATTGAAAGACGCACGCGAAGAACTCAGGCAGGCCGGGCAGGCTTTTGGCACTGCGGCCGGCAGCACCAACCCTGATTTCAGGGAGCAGTCCATCGCCAGAGGCCTCGTCAAGCTGACCGAAGCCATGGAGATCATCGCCGCCAACCAGCTGGAACTGGACAAGCGGGCCTGACGTTAAGGTGCCGTTACCGCCGCAAGCCTTGACGGCACCCATTAGCTCCTTGTGGTTCTCGTACACGCAGTTGTCATGGGTTACGATCATGTCTTTGAGTGCGTCGAATCGTGAATCGATGTGCTTCATGCACTCGTCATCGATGCAACCGCATTCCCCGTTGTCACTCATGCCGCCACCTCCGTTTCCACCTTGCTTGTGTTGGCGATTGCCGCCGGCCTTACCTTGCACACCTCGCCCGGCTGGAAACCGAACGCCTTATAAAGGCCAATCAACATCGCGGTTGTCGCCACATTGGTTTTGCGCGCGTTGTTAAGAACGCTTTCACTGACACCAATCGCGCCAGCGAAGGATTCAACCGTTTTAAGACCGCTCATTTTCTGCGCTCGGTCAAGAAAACCGTCATTAAACATCAGCTTTGCTTCAGCCATGACGCCCCTTCCTGTGAGTTGATGTTCTGTAGCGAATCATTTCTTGATTCGTTCTGCAACATAATGTATCACCATGAAACTGTCTGTGTCAAAATAAATCAGACACTCGGCGTGTCTTGACAAGAATCAAGAAATGTTTCATAATGAAACACATGGATAAGAAAACATGGCTTGAAGCCACAACACATGCAGACAATGCGAACGCAATAGCAGCCAAAACAGGCATCACACGTTCCACCGCTTGGCGTCAGTGGAATGATGACATGAACTTCTCCGCTGAGAACGTCATCAAGATCGCCCGCGCCTTCGACGCAGACCCTGTTGATGGATTGATCGTCTTCGGCTATCTCAAGGAATCGGAACGCAACATGTCCGCGATGACCAGTGCCCTGCGCAACGCCACTGATGACGAGCTGATTAACGAGATGGCCCGCCGTATCAAGGACTATCACGAGCGCGCCGACTACGGTAGCGTGTTCGACAGTGAGACCATCCACGTCGAACCCGACATACCAGTAGACCCGTCCGAAATCGACAGCGACAATCTCCCCTACGGTTTCGCCGCCAACGAAGACGAGAACAGGGACATCGAATCGGAGACCCCAACGGAGGGCTGATTGAAAGAGGGGGAACTAGAGAAGGAAGTCGAACGCATGGGGCTGCTCATAATCGAACGGCCCCTACCCAAAACCAACGGCCTGTACGATTCACGCCACAACGTCATCTACCTACACGACCGGCTCAGCCCGAACCAACGCCTATGCGCATTGCAACACGAGCTGATCCACGCCGAACACCACCAACAGGGCATGATGGTCGGCACGCCGAAGGAAGAGCGCCTGACCCGCAAGGAGACGGCGCTACGCCTGATAAACAGGAAGGCCTATGTCACGGTCGAACGTATGTACGAGGGCGACCCGTGGCATATGGCCGGGGAACTGGGCGTGACCATGCAGGTGCTCAAGGATTACCAGCAACAATTGGAAATACTCGTATAATCTAACCAACACCCCCATCGTAGGGGGTCTAATACTAGGGAGAGAGAACCATGACCGACCCGACACCGCAACCCGTACCCGCACCGGAACCGCAACCGCAGCAGCCGCAAGCCGCGCCCATTCAGCCGCAGGAACAGGCCACGCAACCACTGCCACCACAGCAGCCTGAGCAACCGCAGTATATTCAGGCACCCAAATATGGTGCGATGATCCCCGACACCCCACAGCCGGAGCAGCCACAACAGGACGAACCACAAGCCACGGCAGTGAAGAGGAAGCCGAGCAAGCATACGATAATAGTCGCCGCATCCCTCGCTGCGGCGCTTATCATCGGTGCCACGGGCGGTTGGTTCGCGCGCCAACCGTCGTTCGACTCGATCACTGCGGAAAACGACAATCTCAAAAGCTCGCTCGATTCGGTACGTGACACATACGATGACACATACCAAAAACTTCAGGACGCCGAATCGGAAGTATCCAAATACGACACCATCTACAACAGCGTCACCGACCTCGAAAACCAGAAGCACGATCTGGAACAGGAACTGAAAGCGTTGCAGGGCCAGTACGATCAGGCGAAGGGAGAGCCCATTCAACTGCCGGCCGGAGAGTTCACCGTAGGCAAGGAGGTTCCGGCTGGACGGTACATAATCAGCGGCAGCAGCAACTTCAAAACATTCGACATATTCGGCAGCGTCGATATCAACACGATCCTTGGCGACAGCGCAGTTGGCAGCGGCGACTACCACGGCCAGCTGGTCAAAGGGTATACCATCAAGAACTATGCTCCGGCGACGCTCACGCCGGTAAGCTGACCTGAAATAGCAGAAACGCCCCGCATGTTGCGGGGCGCTGTCATATGCGCATGGTTGCGATGAATCGCATGGAGGAACGCTTGGTGGAATAATTCACACCCGATTGCAACACAGCAAAACCCTGACACTACCGTTTCGCCTTCTCGCCGTCCCTGTCGCGATGCCGGTCATGGAACGGGAAGAGACTGCGCGCGATGACCCACAACAGGCCAAGCACCTCGACTATCGTGGAACTCAGCCACGCGATAATGACCTCGGAAGGTATCTGATCGCCCCTCGCCAGCATCACAAGGAAGTACACCCATATCAGAGCGTTCGCCAACACCAGTTGGCCGGCGACGAAGTTGACGATACGCACGGCCACCTTCATGCGAAGCATGTTCTCCTGTTCACGCCTGGCGTTCTTGGCCTTGAGCTTGCGCAGCCGCTCGTTCTCCCTGCGTCTGCTGTTGTACGAGTCGGCGGTGACGGTTTCCTCGTCTCTTGAATCGCCAACGCTCTCGGAGACCGCTCCAGAGGACGGCTCGACCACCGGAACGGGTTCCACCGCCTCGACCGGTGCCCGACCGTAAAGGCCAAGCGCCTCCTCGCTCTCCGTGTCCTCTCCGCTCACCGCAACCCCAAGGTGGCTATCCGCAAATCCATGGAACGACGGGAAACGCCGAACATTCTCGCCAGTTCGTCACGTGAGCGCCCCTCGCCCCAATGACGCCTGACTATAGCGGCCGGCATCAGCAACGCTGCGGCGAAACGGTTCGCCCATATCTCCTCCGGGTCGATGCCCTTCGAGGACAGATCGTCACGGCTTTCCACGATGCCCAGCACCGCGTCCGGCGGGGTGTCCTGATACTTGTGAACCCAATGGCCTATCTCATGCGCCGTGGTGAAACGCTGCCTCTGCTCCGAAGCGTACACGTCGGTCACGGCCTTGAACGGCTCGTTGGCCTTGTTCTTCACCAGCAGCCCATCCACGTCAGGCGTCAACGCCAGCTTCTCCGGTTTCAATCCAAGCAGTTCCGCCACCCTGAACGGGTCAACGGGAAGGTTGAGACCACCGCCCGGCGCGACGGTCTTCAACAGGGTCTCCGTGGCGGCTGCGGCCGGCGACGAAAGGTCATTCACTCGTATCCCGTTCAT